GGCACTGGACATTGTCCTCACGAATGGTCAGATCGAGTTGAGGAAGGACATCTGGCCGAAATTCGACAAGCAAGACCGCCAACGTGAACAGATGCTCGCGGTCAACTCATCACTCCAAGCCTCGGCAACCAAGCTCGGCCACGCTGATTCATTCTGGGCCAATGCTATGGTCGCGAAGGGTTTGCTCAAGAAACTACAGCGCTCGAAGAAGAAGAAAAAGCGCGGCGGTTGGGAAGCTCTGACCGACTAGTTACAATCCCCTGGACTACAAGGAGGTGCCCCCGACATGGGAGAAGCCAGAAGTTCTGTTGACATTATCCTAGACGCAGCGGGCGGTATGCAGCAGCCTACTTTGAAGTCAAGCGGTCTAACCAAGGGCGGTCTCGGCGACGCACTCGCAGGACAGCGAGCAGTAAGTGCGCGGGAGATCGAGCAGAAGGAAGCTCGAGACATCTACGAGGGCACTTGGCTCGGGCGAAACTCGGTCGACATCCTGGCGGGCGATATGACTCGTGCAGGGTTCACCGTCGAGATCTCTTCCAACCAGAAGTTAGCCGACTTGGTCAACAAGAAGCTGCGCAAGCTGAAGCTGAAGTTGCGTCTACGCGATATGATCGTGAATGGCCTGATTGATGGGATGGGTTACCTGTCGATCGGATTCAAAGAAGGCCGGTCCATGCAGTTGTGGAGAGAGCCGGACAAAGTGGAGGACATCCAGTACATCCACGCCTTCACTGACGACGATGTAGACGAGATCGAGCTCAACGAGGACCCGTTCAGCACGGACTTCGGAGAGATCCAGTACTACCACGTATACACGGGCTCAGGCGATACAACTAATAAGGTGCATGGCGACCGAGTCATGCTCTTCCGCCCGTTCCCCCGACACGGCTTTGTACACGGCAGCTCCATGTACAAGTGGTTGCTCCCCATCATTCAGATCGTGGACAACGCGCAGTGGAGTTTCGGACAGGTCGTGTATCAGCTCGTGTTCAAAGTGCTCAAGGTCGACATGGACCGATTCACCGCAAAGGCCCTGGAGAAGGGTGTTTCCGAACGTGAGCTCATGAACGCGTTGGCTGACGACATCAATGCACTGACCGTCTACGTGATGGACAAGGGAGACGGTGACGAGGGCGAACCGCCTGACACGATCGAGTTCCCTTCGATGTCCGGTTCACTCGGCTCAGTGAAAGATCTCATCGAGTTCGTCTGGCAATTGGCTTCGGCTGCGACGCGGATGCCCCGATCACACCTCATCGGTAACGAGCAAGGCAAGCTGACCGGTGCAGAGTGGGATACGAGGACCTACTACGCTCGGGTCTCCGGTTTGCAGGAAGAGCACTTGCTGCCGAAGATTGAAGACATCGTGGACCATCTCCTACGGATCGAGGGCAAGGATCCGGAAGAGGTTGACTACGAGGTCAAGTTCAATCCGCTGTTCCAGTTGGATGAGAAGACACAGGCTGAAGTTGACAAGCAGCGAGCTGAGACCGACGGGCTCTACATCGACCGCAATGTCGTTAGCGGCAATGAGGTTCGAGAGCAGAGATTCGGGCTCAAGCCAATGGCTGCCTTGCCTCCTGTGGAGGAAGATGATGATGACGACGAGTTCCCGGTTGAAGAGCCTGAGGACGAGGATGTCATCGGCGAGAATGAGGAAGAGCGGGAAGAAGACGAATGAAGTTCCCATCCGCAGTCTCACACGACTACGAGCTACTCCTGAAGGGCTCTGTAATCCCGAGAGTGATGGAGCGGGTTCGAAAGCACTGGCCTCAAGTAGCCAAACTACTTGAACAGAATCACCAACTACACGAAGGACTATCCTCTGAGGCCGTGACCGACGAATCCGCTCCCCGCCTTGACCTGGATCTCAGCAAAGAGATCCAGAAGGTGCTTGAGGGAATGAAGCTCGATGTTACCACACAGGCCATCTCCAACGCGGAAGCTGACCGGATGGCCAAGAGCTTCGTGGGGCTCGTGAATCAACGCGTCAACCAAGATCTGAGTGCTCTCACCAAGCGAAAGTTCATGCAGGGCATCGACGTCCTTGGACTCAGCACCGCAACGGGTCGGGAGCTTACACAGTCCACCCTCTCTGCTGCAGTGGGTACAAACGTAAGCCTGATCAGGGATCTACCGGTGCGGGGCCAGAAGAAAGTCACAGACATTGTGATGAAAGGCTTCGCTTCGGGCGAAAGCACCAAGGCGATTGAAGCCCAGCTTTCGGGTGTGGAAGAATTGCTGGGAAAGGACATCGAGCGAATCGCGGTAGACCAGACAGGCAAGATATACGGCGATGTGAACAAGATCCGGCAAACCGACGCCGGCTTGAAGACGTACGTCTGGAGTGATGCCGGCGATGGTAGAGTCCGAAATAAGCACAAAGCGTTGGATGGCCGAGTATTCACATGGGAGAAGGGGGCGCTGAACGGCCTCCACCCCGGTCGGGACTACAGATGCCGCTGTGTAGCGGAGCCGAATCCGGACGAGATTGCCGACTTCGGGCGAAGTAAGGACGGCAAGAAGGTGCCGATCCCGGGCGGCAAGAAGCGGAAGAAGAAACCCGTGCCGCAGAAGGGAACACTCGTCAACGAGCTGGAGGCAATGGGCTTCAGTCCAGCGTTCCCCGATTCACTGCAGGGGCGGAAGGATACACAGCTCTTCCTGGAAGTCTTACGAGACCTGAAGAAGCAGGGGTACTCGAATACCGACAAGGACGTCATCTTCAAGCTGTTCCAGCCCGAGAAGGCTGTTGAACAGTGGGGTTTCTACTACAACGACGGAAAGACCCGCATGCTCTCGCTATCCCTGGGCAGGGCCCAGAGAGAATCGGCGAAGGCGATGTTCAAATCAGAGGTGCACGAGATCGCAACGAACAACCGCTGGTGGAACGCCAGTTCGAAGCTCGACAAGAACTCGGTTGACCACATGCGGTCGATTCTCCGCCATGAGATGGGCCACCACATCACGCACGATCCGCAAATCAAGATGGCGTGGAGAGATGCGATCATTGAGCTCGCTGGCCCTGACGAGGACAAGATCCGAACATGGGTTCAGCGCAACATCGGGCACTACGCCGCTACCAACGACAATGAGTGTATGGCCGAGGCCTTCTCACTCTTCACGCACCCCCGATACAAGAAGGGGATGCTGCCCGACTCACTAGAAGACATTCTCCGTAAGGCGAAGACGCCGAAGAAGGCCAAGAAGAAGCCCACACTGGACTTCCAGAAGATGTACATCCAGGGCGATCTCACTAAGGCCCAGGAGAAGACCCTGCGGCACTGGGTTGTAGACGGTCAGGACATGAGGAAGACGTACCGGGGCCTCCGAGTGGAGACGGATAACGCCAGGCGGGCTCTACTGAAAGAGCAGCTGGATGAACTCGAGAAGCTGATGGATAACTCCCCCGAATTCGAGGGCACTGTATGGAGAGGTTGGGATGACCTGCCCGAAGACGTCTTCCAGAAGCTGTACAACTCAGACGTGTTCGAGCTGGATGCCCCCACGTCCTCCACCCTCAACCTGGAGGTCGCGGATCGCTTCATCGACGAGCACTCTCCGACCTCGATCATTATGGAGATGAAGACGAAGCACGGTACCCGCATCCCCGACTTCGACCCCGGCCCCCACACATTGAATCAAGAGGAAATCCTGTTGAGGCCCGGAGCCAAGTACCGTGTAGTGGAGCGAGGCCACAAGGAGCTGTGGGGCCAACAGGTGCCATACCTGAAAGTGGAGGAAGTCACCGATACCTCGAACTACATGTCCTTCGCCAAGAAGCCGCCTGCTGAGTGGGCCGCATCCCTGAGTGATGATGAACAGGCTGTAATCCGGGCCTGGTCTAGGAATGACTACAGGGAGATTCGCCGATGGCAGGCCAAGGGGATACGGCCTGGAGTGAAGCCCCACATTGCGGGGAAGACCTGGGAGATAGAAGAAGTATCCGACATGCTGGAAGCGGCAGTCGATAGGTGTGAACCCTGGAAGGGCAAGGTATACCGGGGGATCGGCACTGATGACCCCAAGATGCTACAGCGACTCACCAATGGGAAGGTGTTGGAGTGGGATGCGCTGACCAGTGCGTCGAAGTCCAGGATGGATGGAATCGAGTTCACCTCCCAGTGGGGCCTGAAGAAGAGGCAGATCCTGTTCGAGATTGATCAGGTCTCTGGTGTGGATATCAACCCCGGGCTCAAGGGGCTAACTGCTCTAGACGAAGCTGAAGTCCTGATGAAGCGGGGCGTCAAGTACCAAGTCGTTGGCAAGCCGAAGAAAGAAACGATCTACGTGCCCAAGCTCCAGAGACATGACGATATCTGGGTTGTCAAACTCAAGGAGCTGCCTGCAGATTCGCCGATGGGCCAACGATCCTGGGTGTCTACACTCGATGCCCGAGAACGTGGGGCTCTCCGCAGGATCCAGGAAGGCCGGGTAGTACCAGACGATATGAAGGATGCCTACGAGGCAGCGATCAAACGAGCCCCCACCTTCGAGGGAGACGTCAATGAGGTAGTCCTGCTCAGCAAGAAGAAGCTCGCTCGGCTAGAGGCAGCTGACTTCATCGACATCGACCAACCGAAGGGCGGAATCATCCGCAGCGTCGACATTGGGGATCTGCCCTCGGGAGATGCGAACCACAAAGCAGCCATCATCCGCTACCAGACGAAGAGCGGCATCGACTTGGGTACAGGCGATACTGATGCCATCATCAGGAAGGGCGGGCGCTACCAACTGGTCGAGGTCAACCAGAAGAAGTTCAAGAAGCGCCAGGTTGCGGAGTTCGTCTTCCGTGAAGTCGATCCTTCCGATCCAGCGGTAGGGGCCAAGAAGGCTGCCCGCCAGAAGCTGGCCACTGCGACAACCCCAAGTCCTACGGGCACTAAGCCGCCCATGACATTCCACGAAGCCATTGCTACTCCGCCGAAGGCAAAGGTGAAGAGCTCACAGGCAGCTGTGAAGCGGAATTTCAAGGACTACATGGACAACCAGGGCGGGAAGCAGTGGAAGGAGAGTCTTGACAAGCCACACCAGGATGCTGTGAAGGGATGGCTCTCGGATACGAGGGGTGACGGCACCAGGGGAATCGGCTACATGGAGATCCGCTCGCTACAGAAGGGGCGGCTAACCGATGTCAGTGACGAGGTTGTTGAGAAGACGAAGAAAGCACTCCGCCAACTGGATGAGGCCCTGGAGTCTGCCCCTCGCCATGAGGGCACCGTGTACCGCGGCCTACAGATCGACCAGAAGCGGTATGATGACCTGATCAGGCAGACAGCGGTGGAGTTCGATGCTCACGCCTCAACTACTCCGGACGACTTCATGGGCTTCAAGTTCGCCACTGAGCGATCCATCCAGGACCTCGACCGAGAGATGTCTGTGGTTATGGAGATTCGTGGAGTTGAAGGCGCGAAGGTCGGCTGGTATGCGAAGCTCGGCGAGACAGAGGTCGTTCTACCTAAGGGCACTAGGCTGAGACGCGTAGGGGAACCCATCATCGAGACCTACAAGCCCAGGAACGGGGTTTCATCGAAGACCATTACCCGCCTGGTGTTTGAGCCGGTAGCAGATGAGGTCGAGTGGAAGAAGCTCACTGCGATGAAGAGCCCTATGGACAGTAAGACCCAACTGGCTTCCGCTCGGTACCGCTACATCAATGCCCAGGATACCCTTGAACGACTGGAACCGCAGAGGCCGCGATCACTGAAGGCTCTGGAAGAGGCAAGAGCTGCCGAACCGGGCAGTTGGCACGCCAAGCAGCTTGAGCGGTACGAACTACACTTGAAGCAGATAGATGAAGCAATCGCCAGAGCCCGCAAGGATGTCGCAACAGCAGATGACGACATCAAGCGGATCCTGAAGACGTGGGATCCCGGTACACCGCCCGCAGTACGGGAAGCTGTAGAGGAAGCAGTAGAACGAGTCGTCACAACGACGCCGAAGCCAGCGCCGGCGATCGAGGTCATCCCCGAGAATCCTAAGCTCACGGCTCTTCGCAAGAAGCTGTCCTCAGCAGAGGAGGCCTTGGAGGCGTCGACCGACCCGGATGAGCAAAAGAAGCTGAAGCGCCGGATCCGCAAGTACAAGAGGGAGATCGCAGCAGAACAGCCGGCCAGCCCTGTAACCAGCGCCCCTTCTACTCCTGCTCCGAAGCCCCAACCCCAGGTTACACCCACAGAAACGCCAACCATCATTGCCGAAAACCCGAAGGTCACGGCATTGAAGGCGAAGATCGCGGAGGCTGAAGAGATCGCGGGGTCGATCGCCGATCCTGACGAGAAGAAGAAGATCAAGCGAAAGATCCGGAAATACAAGCGAGACCTGAAGGCGCTTGAAGAGGTACCTGATACGCCGGCGGTCACTACGCCAGGCAAGCTCAAGCTGGGCAAGACGATTGAGGAACTCGAGGGACAGCTAGAAACCTTCACCGATCCGGATGACCAGAAGAAGATCAAGCGCAAGTTGAGGAAGCTGAAGCGTGAAACGCCTTCGGTGCCCACTCCCAAACCGGCGCCAGTGGTAACGAGCCCGACTCCAGCACCTGCTCCGGGGCCATTCAAGTTGGGAACAACCATCGAGGAGTTGGAGCAGCAGCTGAAGGACTATACAGACCCCGAACAACAGAAGAAGATCAAGCGTAAGCTTCGAAAGCTGAAGAGAGCCGGCGGTACGGCCACACCGACAAAGAAACCGACCGTGACCCAGGCCCCCGAGGCTCCGAAGCCGACCGCGAGAAGAGAAGACCTGCAGTGCAAGTTGGAATCCGTCAAGGATGGCGACCTGCTCTGGGGTGAAGAGGAAGCGATCGACAGCGCCTGGAACTACACTGGTGTTCAGACCCAGGTCAAACAGAAGCTGACCGAGGATGTCCGGGGCGGCATCAATCCTCCGGGCTCACTGCGGAAGGTCACTGACAGAGTCACGTTCCGTGACATGCAGCTTCCCAAGAAGAAGTTCGATGTGGAGATGGTTCAGGCTCAGGTCGACGACATGGCTCGGGTCATGGACCAGCTGGATCCGGATTACGTGCCCACCAAGAAGATGCGCGGTATCCGATTCCGGAACGAGATCCAGGATGACGGCATCTACCAGGGCACATGGGGTCGATACACATACACCATGAAGCAGGGGGATTGGATGGGGCCGAAGGTTCCGAAAGAGATGGCCCTTACCGCATCCCACAAGCCTTACCAGACGGGCCTTATGCGGAGCAAGAAGCACCTGAAGGTGGGGAGATCGCCAGCTACACGATCCTTCGTGCGTGACCATGCTTGCTCAGGGCTGGACGGTACATACGCCGAGATCGGCGCCAGCACGGCAAGGCACGAGCTTGGCCACCACATCTGGTTCAGCATGTCTCCCGGTAAGCAGCAGGAGTTTCGTAGAATATTCCGAAAGCTCGAGGATGAGAGGAAGGTGAACAGTGTGCTAGGCTACTACGGCGGAACCAACGTGGAGGAAGGATTCGCGGAAGCGTTCTCCCTCTTCACACACAAGCGGTATCGCCGAGGCGGCGCACTGGGAGCAGAACTCGAAGCTTGCATGGGGAGGTTGTTCCGACGATGACATCATTCGCGATTCCAGAAGAAGTGATGAAGGCGGCAGAGGCTGGGAAGTGGGTCTTCCGAGAACGCGTCCCTGAAGGACCATTGAAGCGCTTGCCCAAGTACTGGATCGGAGACGACCCGGACGAAGCGCCCCGAGATTACGTAGAATGGATTCGACCGGAGGACAACGATGACACAGAACCAGCTGCCCCCTGAGATCGTACAAGCGATCCGCGACGGGAAGTGGGTATTCAAGGAGACCCAGCCTGAGAACCCCCACGATCCTGAGTTCTGGTATGGGGATGACCCGGTAGATGCACCGGATGGCTGGGAAGTGGCGTACGCGCCGAGGGAGGAGAAGAATGGCTGAGCAGCAAACTGTATGCCCGATGGGGGTAGGACGGCAATGCCGAGGAGAAGACTGCGAGTGGTGGATTTCAAGGCAGACTCTTGAAGGAACCATCTTCGTGGATGGGAATCTGGAAGGGCCGCTTGTGAGTGGGGGCTGTTCGATGAAGGTGATGGCCCTCTACATGCCGCTTCTCATTCTTCGGGTTGGGGACATCTCCGGCGGCTTGGGGGGTATCATTAGCGCAGCAACGGAAGGGAGACCCTGATGCCTAAGACGAAAGATGCGGATCGTGCGGAACGCTTCGTGGACACGGACCTGAGCTTCATCTCACTGGGTGGAGCCGAGTGCCACAAGTGCAAGCACCTGAACGAAGAGACGAATGACGACGGGGAGGAGACCTGCAAAGCCTTCCCTGCCGGGATCCCGGATGACATCATCATCGGCGATACCCTACACCGCGTCCCTGTGGATGGGGACAACGGAATCACGTTCGAGCCAAGAGATGAATAACTAGCACGTCTGTTTCTCTCCTTGTGTTCGCGCCCCCCGCGCTTCGGCAACGGGGGCGCCTCTTTGTTTCGTCGTAGAAAACTCCGAGCAGTTGAGACCGGCAACTTCATATCTATAATAGCCCTCGAACGGAAGGAGGAGCCATGAGGACGGTTGCATCAATTTCACAGCTAGCGCGTGCAGGGCTATTTGCCCATGCAATTCGCAAGGCACAGATCGATGGAAATCACTTCAAGCAGGTTCCTTCGGAAGCATTCGATGACGAGGGCAACCTGGTGAAGTACGTCTACGTGAAGTACCTAGGGAAGTTCTTCACGACTGGTCACGAGCGCGAAGATCAGAACGTGGAGTTCTGGCTGGCGGACTCAGCCGAGGTACAGCCTCCTGCTGGGTTCCAACTTCTGTACAGCCCCCGAACTTCGTAGGGCGTAGGAGGTGAATCCCGTGAAGAAAGCACTTCAACTACTCGGAACATTCGCTGGGACACTACTCAGTCCCAAGAAGCAGCAAGAACAGGTGGGCGGCCGGCGCGTCTGGCTCGTCCTTGTACTACTCGCTGTTGCGTGGGGTATGCACGCGACCGGCGTATCCGACGGCATCATCTTGGCCTGCATCGGTACCGCATCCACATTCGTGGTTGGGGAATCGGTCGGAGATGTCAAGGCACGGAAGAAAGACAGTCAGTAGGAGGTGGAAAACACCGTGAAACAACGACTCGCATTAGCCATCCTCTTCGTGGGGATGTTCGTATGCCTTACTGGCTGCGAACTCTTCGACTTCTTGACACCGGATATGGCCCTTGAGGCCCACATCAGTGTCGGAGCGGCGTTGGTGACGGAAGTTGAAGTGGTGCCCAGTGTAGAAGCTGGGGGCTATCTCGTCGCTATCCGCATCAGGGGTGGCAATCAACGAGCAGGATACACCATCCAATGGGGTGACGGGCAATCCGCCAACATCCCCACACAGGATGAATCCCTATACACGGCCGTGTCGCACCTCTATGCAGTTGAGGGCGATTACGACATCTTGGTTACAAGCGGCAATGGGCATGCACCGGTCGAGCTGACCGTGCATTGCAAGGCTAGCGGTCTCGTGTATCGAGGCGCTTGGTTATCTCCGGTGCAGTTCAACTACCGCGATCTTCTTTCCATCGATTTCCGTCTACGGGATCGAGGATGTGATGGCGCTACCGGGGAACCCCTCTACAGCTCTGGTGTCCTGAACCTGGACCCGGGTGTATGGGAACTCCGTATCACCATCGAAGATTCGACCGGTCCGTTCGCGATCTACACTGGAGAATACGACCTGCACTCCGACGGCTCCCGTACATATAGGAATGTCGCCGGGGTATGGATCGAAGAACCCGAAGTCCTGTACTGCCTCATCGGCAACCGCAACGATCAGCCTTGGTATCCTCTGAACGCTCCCGCCAGTACAACTGGCTACGACTGGTTCGAGGATCTCATGGCTTCTGCGCTCGCAGGACTGGACAACGATGAAGGAGGTTTGCTCGGTGACGCATCCAGCGCTATCGAAGCGAAGGGTTGTCCGCCGATCCCGAATCCTACTCCTGTACCTGATCCTGAGCCGATTGAGCCAGGCACGGAAGGGTGTACAAGCGGGCGGCGATGGGTGAAGATGACGATTCAACTTCGCAACCAATGGACCAACGTGCTGACGTACGTGAGTACTTTCTGCGCGATGCCCAACGGTTGCCAATAACCCCATGGAGGTGGGGATATCATGAAGAGAGCACTAGTACTTTCACTGGTCTGCATCATCGGCCTGGCCGCGATCGCTTTCGCCGGTCCGACTGTGCAGCTTCAGTCCCTGTGGTATGACGGCGATCAGCAGCTGGCCTTGGCGTTCGGGGGGAGCTACGTTCCGGACAGAGCCTGGGGTGGCTTCGGTGAGTTCAAACTGGCTGAGTTCGAGTACGTTGGCGGCGATGGGGGGTTCCTGCACATTGAAGGTGTATGGGACTTCCAGGTGACCTACGACATCGACCTGTTCCAAGACGACGACGATGCCTACCTTACACTACGTCCCGGCTTCGGAATCATGTTGCCATCGGTCCTACACGTCGAACAGAACATCTTCGATCCGCTCGTTGTCGAACCGGGCCTTGCCGTATCACTTGCGGTCATCACGGTCTACGACTTCCAGATCCGCGGAGAGATGTACTTCAACGGTGATGCCGTCGGCTGGGCATTGGGCGGCGGGTTCGATTTCTTCGGACTCTCCGAACTCTTCCGTCGACCCGCTGAGCCGGTTGGAGACGAAGGCCTCTAGGCCGAAAGGAGAAACATGCCCTGGACTTCGGCAGACGCGAAGAAACACTCGAAGCTGGTGAAGAAGCCAGCTCACGCCGAGGCATGGGCGAAGGCTGCTAACCGGGCGCTCTCCAAAGCCAAGAAGGAGGGCGTCCGGGATCCTGAAGCTCGGGCCATCAAGATCGCGAACTCACTGTTGCGACAGATGGTGAAGACCTCAAACGACTCGTTCATACCCGACGCGTCCGATGCGGTCTTCCGAGCGGATCAAGAACCACCCAAGACGCTGCTCGAAGGCCGAGGGGAAATCGTTAGCTTCGAGATTGATGAGAGCACCGGTATCCTTACCGCTGATGTCATCATTTCGCAAGAAGCGGTTCTCCCCTACATCGTGGACGGCAAGATCGTGCACGAATACATCCCGGCAGCCGAGTTGTCAGACCAGGAGTTCTTGGATTCAATCCCCGGGAAGCCTGTCACAGACGGGCATCCAGCGGAGAAGCTGGTAACCTTCGACTCATTGTCCCAGCACTCGAAGGGGGTACTACACGGGCCGTTCGAGACGTTCGTCGATGAAGACGGAGTCACGAAGGCAAGGGGTAAGGAGACCGTGTGGGACCCGGAACTCGTACAAGATATCGCCGACGGGAAGAAGCGCAGTGTCAGCATCGGCCGGTGGGCCCAGCTGATCCGAGAAGATGGGGAATGGAATGGCCAGTCCTATCAGCGACGCCAAGCCAAGCTGCGCTGCAACCACGTTGCACACACTGACTCGCCCCGCAACGAGGGTTGCCGCATTCTCGTCGACATGATGGATCCAACGGATGCCTCGGTTTCTACGATTCGCGAGATGCCGTTGGCAGAACAGCCTCAGGCGCTGAAGGACCTGATCCAGAAGGTGAAGGGAGACCCTCGCGGACTGAGGAGTGTCTCGTACGCCGTCAAGGACTTGCGCCACTTGCTGAACGAGGCGATCAAAGTCATCGGAACAACCGACGGCGAAGCGAAGAAGACACTGACTACAGCACTGGCCCAGGTGAAGGCCTGGTGGCCGGCGCTACATTGGAAGGGAGATGAGGAGTTCACGGAAGATGCGTGGACAGCGCCGACTGATCTCTCTGCTGAGGACTACGCGGAAGTAGTGCCTCCGGCAATCGCTGCTTGGATGGCAGATGAAGAATCTGCAGAGCCAGTGGCGATTGTACGGGCTACTCCCGACAGTCCGCTGAACTTGCATGCTCTGCGCGCATTGATCGGAGATGGAGCTCACTTCGACGGAGTACCGGACCACGTCATCCGGGAGACCCGAGAGTGGGCGCGGGAACAACTCACAACGTACCACATGCGAGGTGATTCAACGATGAGTGGAGCGACCAAGGTCGAAAAACTCCAGCTCACGCTCGGTGATCAGGTACTGGAGTTCCCCGTGGACGAACTCGATGGGCTTGACCTGGATGAGTTCCGCACCACGCTCGGGGACTTTCAGAAGAAGATCGACGAGCAGGCCACCGAGCTTGGCGACCTGAAGGACAACGGAGATCCGAAGCCTGAGAAGAAAGAAGGCGAAGGAGATCCGAAGCCTGAGGACGACAAGTCCGGTGAAGGAGATGGCGACGACGAGGAAGAGGATGAGGAAGAGGCAACTCCGACTGACTCCCTCCAGAAGATCGTCGATGCCGCTCAGAAGGAAATCGAACGCCTGAAGGCTCAGAAGGACGGGAAGACCGACGAGATCGAAGCGCTTCAGAAGAAGCTCGACGAGTTCAAGAACGGTCTGCCGACCGCCGAAGCACAGGCACAGGCAGTGATGGACGAAGTGGAGACCAGGACTGGTCTTCTGCAGGCCATCGCTTTCTTCTCCGATGACTACAGCCAGAGCGGCAAGTCCACGGCCGAGATCAAGCGTGATCTCCTGTGCCTGGCCCGCCCAGACTCGGCGGAAGCCATCATGGAGCAGAACGAAGCTGGTGAGTTCGTCAAGAGCGACGCATACGTGGATGCACGTGTGGAAGTCGTCATTGACGACATCACCGAGCAGATTGGGGCCTCCGTTGGGAACAGCACGCTGAAGACCCGACAGGATGGCAAGGACGGAAACTCGAGCATCGCGAAACTCCGACAGGGGCGGCAGTCGATGTTCAAAGAGCCGGAGGTGACATAGCATGTCCGAATTCCGCAAGGGTATGGCATGCGAGATGGTACCGTTCGAGGACATCGTCTCTCGAACGATTGAAGGTACCGGCGGTCTCACGTTTGGCGTCCCGGTTCAGGTAGGTACTGACCAGGAGAAGCAAGTCAAGGCCTGGGCTTCAGGCGGACGGCTCTTCGGGTTCACGCTCTTCGATGGGCGCAAGGGTACCGGCCCGGACGACGCCGGAACCGTAGTTCGGTTCTACGCGGAGAAGATTGCTGGTGCTGTGATGCGGAAGGGTCGGATCTGGGTTGAAGCTGGCGCAACGATCGTTGCTGGCGGCCAACTCGCGTTGCTCAAGACGGCAACTTCTTTCCCGACCACGACGACGACTCTCGCCGAAGCGAGCTCCGGAACGGATCCGGCGTTCGGTACGGAAGACGACCTTGTCATCGCTTACTCGATCCTCGGCCCCTGGGGCGAATCCGCCCTGAAGGGTGCTTCCGCGGCAACCGATGTCAGTGGCTACACGAACTACATCGAAGTCACGGTTCCGGGTCAGGACGCGCTTCCGAAGGGGACAACGTACCTCCAGCTGTGGGCATCCACGGATGGCGGCACTACGTTCGCTCCTCTGACCGACCACAAGATCGCTTGGGCCGACATCACCGATGCCGCAACCCACGTCGAAGACCTGAAGGGCGCCGACGATGACGTCGGAGCAACGGAACCCGAAGCTGCGGATCCGACCCTTCTGGCCGTTGGGGCTGTACTGCCGACGACCGATACCCGTGACATCACCACGTTCTCGGGGACGGAGTTTCTGTCCGGTGCAGCCAAGGGTGAGCTGGTGAAGCTCGAACTCAATCTGCCCGCCTAGGAGGGGATAACAGATGAAGAAAGGACTTGGAGTTCGTACCGACACTGTTCTGTACCCTCGAGACCTGCAGAGCATCGATTCGACGCTCTACCAGCCGAAGGAATCGGAACTCATTGCTCGCCGGGTATTCTCCCTGAAGACGGATGACCCGGAGTGGGCAGAGACGATCGGATACGACAAGCAGACACGCGCTGGTTCCGCTGCCATCCTGAACTTGATGGCTTCCAACCTGCCGTTCGTCGACGTCGATGTGACCCGCGCGATTCAGCGCGTCCACACGCTCGCCACGGCATGGAAGCTTCGGTTCGCTGAGGTGGAAGCAGCCCGCGCCGCTGGCAAGCAACTGGAACCCGCGAAGGCCGCCGCAGCCCGCCGCTACATGGCTGCCGAGGAGAACTCCCTCGCCTTCAACGGTGACTCTGGATTCAACATCCTCGGTGTCTTCACGTCAACGGACCGCCTCGAGACCAGCGCCACGAACGGCGATTGGGATACGTTGGGCGAAACCGATGGCCCGAAGATCGTTGCCGACATCCGCAAGGGTCGCATGGCCCAGAACAAGCTGGATGGCTTCGACACCCAGGTGCTGATCCTCAGCTCCGAGAACTACGAGTACCTCGGGTACTTCATGAGCGACCGGTACGACATCACGGTTCTCGAGTACCTCCGCAAGGTCAACTGGTTCCCGGGCGGGATCTACGCATCCAGTGAGATCTCCAACACGAAGATCGCAATGCTGGACAACCGACCAGAACAGGTTCAGCTCTCCATCCCGAAGGACATGGAGCGCCTCGACCCCTGGAAGGACAGCCCGTTCAGCACGGTCATCCCCGTGTTCCAGCGGATCTCCGGCCTCGTCGTCCGATTCCCGCAGTGCATCTCGGTCGTGACCGGGATTCAGAGCTAGAGGAGGATGAAATGAGTCGATCACTTACGATCGTGAATCATGACAACTGTACGCTCCATGTGGAAGGCCTGTTCCTTCTGCGCGGTGAGAACGCGGACGTGAATCCTGACCTGTGGAAGCAGGTTGAGAACACGACGCTCGTCCAGGAGTGGATTCGCGAGGGCAAGATCGAGGTGCTCAAGACTCAAGTTTCAATGAAGTCCACCAAGCGGGGAAATGGTTCCGACCATGACCCCGCTGCGGTGGGCGATCAGCGAAACTTCGCCATGGAAGCGGCCACAGAAGAAATCTTGGCCAGGAGACGGGAGCTGCTGCAGAGCAACGCGGCCCAGCTTCAGGATCACTTCCAAGGACTACGTGCCACAGGGATGGATCGCGCTGAGGCGATTCAGTACCTGGCCGGGCACTACGGTCTTGAGCCGGAGACGGTTGCAGGGAGGTTAGGAGATGGCTAGAGTAACGTACTCGGAAGTCAACGCGATTGGCGGATTCAAGGCCACGTCTGCGGAGATGGCTCCTTTCATAGAGCTGGCTCACCAGATCCTGCCGGATGACGACATCGCGTCGGCTGATCGCAAGCACATGGAACTTCTGCTTGCGGCGCACCTGTTCGCGTCCATGGTCGAACCGCCCGTCCAGTCTGAGAAGGGTGGAGAGGTCAGTGTGACGTACGCACAAGTTGTGCGGGATGGGTTCGGGGGTACTTCTTGGGGCCAGATGTACGAGACCCTGCTCAGGAAGCAGAAAGGTGTATCGGTGAAGATTCTCTGATGCCCGTCGAACTGCGCGAATCATCTAATGGGAACATGGAGCGAGTCCAGCGCGAGCTGGACAAGCTGAACACGATGGAAGTCAAAGTTGGCTTCTTCGCGTCCGGCGATTCCAAGATGCTCATGATCGCGTCGGTTCACGAGTTCGGAATCAGCATCACAGTCACCGAGAAGATGCGCGGGTGGTTGGGCGTGCACGGTTTGCACCTCAAGAAAGAAACCACCCACATCAACATCCCGGAGCGAAGTTTCATTCGCACGGGGATTGATGAGTGGGCCAAGCGCACAGGCCCTACCATCCTGAGGAAGGGAATCGACGCTATTCTACAGGGCGAGGCTACGGCTGAGCAACTGGGAGAGCGTTTGGGGATCGGTATGGCCGGCGCTGTGAAAGCAATGATCAAGAAGGTGAAGGAGCCACCGCTCCACCCCTTCTCAACTCAGCGACGGGTTGCCTCGGTCAAGTCCAAGAAGGCGAAGATGAAAGCTGCTAGCAACCCGAACCCACTCATGGGTAGAGGAAGGATGCGACAGGCTGTGACCTACAAGGTATCCTTCAAGAAGGCCGCGATGGCGGCCGCCGCTTAGGAGGTGAAACCATGAAAGGACAATACATCGTCGTCAACTACGCGATCCATGTGCGTAAGCTGCTCAACGGCATCACACTGAGGCCAGGGCAGAACAAGGTTGACGGTCCCGCTTGGGACGAGATCGAGAACCATCTTCGAATCGTTGAGCTCATGGAAGCTGGCGAAGAGCAGGGTGGGATTGCGGTGTACAGTGCCGCTCAGATCTTCGAGCTGTCTTTAGAAGACCTCTCAGACGTGCAGAAGGTGGAAGAATTCAACGCCTTGTCTCGAGAGTCGGCAATTCAGTTCATTCATCGATGCGATGACGTGGCACTCCTCAAGGAGTTCCAAGCGACAGTGAAGTTCCCGCAAGTTGCGGCAGCGCTCACAGCTCGCATCGCTGAACTTGAGAAGCCGAAGCGTACAACGCGCCAGACGAAGACGACTCGCCGACGGCCTACGAAACCTGTAGCGCCGGTGGAAGAAGAAGTCGAAGAAGAAGATGAAGACGAGGAGGAGGAGGAGTAATGATCCGATCAGGCCTGGTTCGCTTCATTGATCGCCGATCACGGACTTGGAGTATTGTCGGTGAAGATCGACAAGACGCCGAGACCGATGACTACGGGCGACCAATCCCAGCAGAACCCGAAGCCCAGGCCTTCGAGGGGTGCGATATCCAAGCGCTCTACAGCAGAGCGAAGCTGGATGATGTTGGCCTCCTCGCTACCGGGTCGAAGATCCTGCTCGTCGTGAAGGGCGGTCTTTCGTTCGATGCCTCGGAACTGCGGATCAATCGCAAGGTAACCGACCCCGATGGTGTGGAATGGGAAATCGTCGCTACTGGGGATATCTCCGACAAGGTGCTGCCTGATCGGCAGGCTGCGCGGGACATTCTCCAGCTTACTATCAACAGGGTGGGCCTACAATGAGTCAAGTAACCGTAGATCCTGGTCTTTCTCGCGTGATCAAGGTGGTACGCACTGGGCTTCTAACGAAGCTCGCTGGTGCTAACCCCACGATCGTGCAGAAGGACGGTGTCTTCGAGCCCAAGAAATCGGATCTGCCTTTGGTCAGGCTGCGCTGGGGTAACCGTCTCGTGCGGACCCTCACTCGGCCAGACCACCCGGTGAGATGGGAGTCAGTCGCAACTGACTGCTCCTTCGAAGCCAAACGATCCGGCACGCAAACGGGTTCCGGAACCACCCTGCTCGACCCCAATGGGGGATTCACCCAGGGAGATGCGCCAGTCGCCGTTGGTGACGTGGCTCGTAACATCTCACAGGGAACTGAGGGTACAGTGATCGCCGTAGTGAGTGACACCGAAGTGACGCTCGATGTTTCGCTCGCTGATGGCGAGTCCTATGACATTCACTGGCCTACGGACGTGATGGAGTACTACGTGTTCGATTTCGTAGCGCTCCTGGAACTCGATGTCTACGCCAACTTCTATGCCGACCCAGACGCGGAGGAGCATCTCGACCAGATCATGCGCGCAATTCTCCAGTGGGTATGGGCAGACGGCCGGGAGTCACTTCAGGCCCAGGCAGTCGACATCGTTCGCTTTGACAAAGTCTCTGCGGATGATGAAACGATCGGCACCGGCTTAGGCAGCGATTGGTACCAGCGCTCTGTCTTCGAGATGGAGCTACAGGTTGGAGATGGGTTCGGGATCCGCAAACCTAGCGTGGAGACCACAGCCATCGAAAGCCATCTGGTACGCGAGGTTAGTCGAGCTGAAGGGGAAGCTCTACCTGCGGATGAGAAGATTACCCGTGGAGACGAGATCCTCGAAATCATTCTGAGTGGCGAACACTCAGTGCAAGAGCCCTCTTAGGAGGTGATTGGATGCCGGTCGTACTTTCAACACGGCCCTCCCTGGACGTCGATGTCAACATCTTCCATAGCCTGTATCCTGTAGGCACGGCAAGATGGCACAACGTCCTACTGATCACCGATGACCCAGGCCCGAACGCAGGCCAGATCACGATCTACGGAGATATGTCCGAGCTCGCCGATGACTACTCAGTTGCATCCGTAACCTACAAGGCTGCGGATCAATTCTTCGATCAAGACAACGTGAACGAGATTCACGTGCTCCCGATCGGACAGCAGGCAGACGGAAGTCCTCCGCTTTCGACTCACTGGTCCACCGCGTTCAACACGCATGTCAACCTGTATGGGCTGACGTGGTACTATACGGTACTCACCACCGGCAACGAAACCATCGTTGCTGAGATGGAAGATGCCATCAACAACCACGAGCTCATGTTCTACTCCCGCAACTACGCTGGAGACAGGGCGACACTCGTTACGGGCACTGGCGGCACGGAGGTCACGTGGACCGCGCGTCTCGAAGGCGCGTTGGGAAACAACCACACGATCGAGTACGAAGATCCGGGTGAAGTTAGCCAGGACCTGGCGCTCACTGCAACGGCCAACGCCAACGGCGGTTACGACATCAAGGTAAGTCTGGAGACAGATGGAGCCGGTGACATCGTGACCACGCCTGCGGATATCACGGCCGCAGTTGCTGCCGACGCACTCATCTCGTTCTTGGTGTTCTGTGAAGGAGCGGGCACTTCTGCCGTCTCCGCAGAGACCCAGGCCGCGATGGCAAATGGCGGAGACAACGCAGGAACGTTGACCTCGTACGCCTCGGTCGTCGAAACCGCAAACACGAACCGATTGATCCCGATGGCTCACAAAGATCCGCACCTGTACTTCCCCGACCTCGTCGCGGTTGGTGTGTGCTCTCCCATGAACCCGGGATCCTTCACGATGAAGAACCGCATCCCGCTTGGTCTCCCGATGCCGGCTTACACCAGCACCGAGTACAACACCATGCGTGCGGCGAACATCAACTCGTTCTTCACCAACCCTGCCGGGCACGACAACATCACGGACTTCTGGACTGCAGCTGGCCTGTACGGCGACATCCAGATGGCCATCGACGTTCTCAGCCATTGGCAGCGGATGGAGCTGTGGGACTTGCTCTCGCAGCCGCCGGCGGGATACCACAAGATCCCGTACGACAACGACGGGTTCATGATGATTGCCGATCGACTGTGGAGGACACTGAACCGTGGTGCCCGCCCGCAGTGGAACTTCATTGTGAGCCGAGACGGTCAGCCGGCCTGCGCGATCCATGCGCCGACCTTCCAGCAGACCGAGCTCGCGGATCGGAAGAACCGAATCTACCGGCCTTGGTGGGAAGCGACATTCAAGGGCGCCGTCCACGAAGTTGTGGTCAACGGCTACCTCACCGTCGAGTTCATCCCGCCGTCCGAAGTCCGGTTGGGTTCTGGAACTGAATACAGCTACGTCTAGGAGGTGACAACACATGCCCGCAATGGATACCAAGGTTCACTTCAGTAACCAGGTTCAAGTCCATGCAGACGGTCATCCAGTTGACCTGCCCGCAAAGCGCAGCGACTGGGTGGAGTTCGCACCGGATGAGAACATCTCGGCACTGAAGGAATCGCTCTACGGCGGTGGCGAACGTGTCGTCACTGTCTCGACAAAGGGCACGCTTACCATTCGTGTCTTGGCGACGTCGAACTTCTCGCGAGATGCGATTCCTGCGCTCGTGCGAAAGACCCTGGAGACGGGGTACTTCGGCGTCACACTCCAGGACATGAACCGCGACAGCAAGATCACGATCTCCACCAACTTCGGTGGTGTGGTCGGCCGTCCGACGGTCAAGCGTGGAGGCCCGGAACTCGATGAGGTGGAGGTCGTCATCGACGGTTTCTGGAACATCACAAGCTAGATCGACAAGGAGCGTAAGCGGGATGGATACTAACCACGTGAAAGGCATCAACCTCCGCCTAGCAGGCGTGGAGAAGATCCGTCCCGCCCGCCCTCTAACCTGCGAAGGAGGTAGGTTGAAATGACACAAGACAACCAGGATTTTGAACTGAGGCAAATGACGGTACCGGCGGAAGAAGGACTCGGCGTGGAGCGAACGCTTCTCGAGCCCACTCTGCCGGCGGCGCTTGAACTTCAAGAATCGTACATGGAGATCTTCGTCGACCAACGAAACGCTGAACGAGTGCAGATCAACTTGAAGGAATCGGAGTACATGCGGGAAGTGCTCAACAAGTACTGTGTACCAGCCATTGACATCGGTACACTGCCCGCTCGAGTCTATCCGCAAGTGCGGGCCATCATGGATACCTGGGAGGTGTTCTCCGGTGTTGGCGCTCTCCAACAAGTCATTCAAGATCGCGTCCAGCAAAGTGCTGGTGACGACACAGAACAGAGCGCCATCGATCCGAGAGCTGAAGAAGAGGGCGAGGAATAACCTCCTCTACTGGAAGCTCTTGTTCGATGGGTCGGCCACTGTGCCATTCGAGAGGATGATGCAGTGGCCGCTCTCCCGGGCCCTGGAAATGATCTTCGCGCGGGAGATGTGCGCTGAGTTAGAAAAGAAGGCCGCCGAGGATGCCATGGAAGAAGCGAAGAAGCCGAAGACGAAGGTCCAACCTTGGTATGAGACGGGGGCATTAGGAGACAGCCATGCTTAGAGATCTCGTTGCAAGAGTACGAGTCATCACCGGCAAGGGTGAGGCAGCGCTCAAGCAGGTTGATCAGCGATTCACGAAGATCAAGGTCACGGCAGAGAAATCGTCTACGGCCATTGATCAGTTCGCGGATGACCTCTCAAAGCAGGGTGGGCGGGCTGTTGACACATTCAACAAGATGACCGCCGCTCAGCAGAGGGGCGTCGCGATGCTTCACAAGTACCGGCACCGTATCATGCTGGCCGGTGCGGCGATGACTACTTACGCGGGGATCTCGACGAAGATGGGTGCCGACACCTTGGACTGGGAGCGCAAGTTCGCGGTCGTGTTCGGTGACCACGCGGACACAGTCAACAAGTGGATCGAGAGCAACGCACAACGGTTCGGTATGTCTACGCGAGCAGCGGTCCAGATGGCCGGTGCTTATGCGGACATGCTCGTGCCGATGGGAGCCACACGAGAACAGGCCGCCGCTATGTCAACTCAGTTGATGGAAGTAGCGGGCTCCCTGTCCTTCTTCAACGGTGTCTCACGAGAACGCGCTAAGGTTGCGTTGCTATCCGCGCTTGCGGGAGAGGCCGAAGCTATCAAGAGGTTCGGTGTTGACATCAGGCAAACAGCCCTAGAGGAGTTCGCTCTGGCGGAAGGCTTAGTCAAGAGTAAGGAAGAACTCAAGGGCTTCACGAAGATGCAGGTTATCTTGAAGAAAGTCATGCTTGACTCGACGGACGCGTTGACCGCATCCAAAGACATGAGCGGCTCGCTGAACATCCAGATGGGTAAGCTAACGGCATCAGTCCAGGACTTCATCGCACGTGGTGGTAAGCCCGTCGCGAAAGTACTCGCCAAAGTCATCGACAAGGGAATCGCTCCCTTCCTCGATGGCCTCCTGAAGATCCCTGGCCTTGCTCCGGTGGTGACGGTACTAACCGCAACCCTCGGCCCGTTGGTGTCTGGAGTCGGCGGAGTCGCAGAGAGCATGTTCTTCACTCTCAAAGTGCTAGACATGTTCGGGCTCAGTGTATCTTCCATCGTCGATATACTCCGCCACCCGATCCTTGCCTTCAAGCTCTTGAACATGAGGCTGTGGGGCGGGGTGAAAGCTTTCGTCGCCAACAAAGCGGCGGCCATTGCGAACGCTGTGGCCAACTCGACCGCAGGTGTGGCGATTGGGGTCTACTCCATGAGTGTGTGGAGTGCGGTCACGGCAACGTGGGCGTTCACAACAGCTCTGCTGGCCAACCCTTTGACGTGGATCATAATGGCTATCGTCGCTGCGATCGCCGCACTCGGGGTTGGACTGTACTTCCTGATCAAGCACTTCGACAAGGTGAAGAAAGCCTTCCAGAAGTTCGGCAAGATGTGGGTCAACATCTGGCAAACGATCACGGGAGCGCTGAAGCGAGTTTGGGGTAGCATCACAGGTTTCTTCACGAACTTGGTCGGCCTATTCCGCGGCCTTGACATCGTGGGGCACATCAAAGGTGCCTTCATCGCGGCCTGGAACTGGATCAAGAAGTACGTGCTGCTCTGGGATATCTGGGGCTACATCTGGCAAGCAATGAAGAAGGGTTGGCAGAAATTCATCGAAGGTTTCAAGAGCGCACTCCGATGGCTCAGGAACCTACTGCCATTCTCGCCAGCGAAAGAAGGACCGCTCTCGGATCTCCAGCTTGTGGGACCTGGGTTCATCAACACGATCGCCGGCGGAATCATGTCGAACATGCCGACTCTCCGCAAAGCAGTACACGAAGTCTCTGCCGCGATGTCGCAAGTACAAGTCGCTGCGGCCGGTGGGGATCTCGGACCGGAAGGTGCAACACCAGCACCTGCTGTACAAGAAGAGCCGAAGCTAGATCTACTCGGCACCTTCCTCAACACTCTGACGAGTGGTGGGGATCTCGGTGGGATGATATCCAATCTTGCCGGCCAGGTGTTGGGATCGGATGGTGGGGGCCTGCTCGACTCCGTCCTAGGGTTGTTAGGTGGGGGCGAGGGAGGTGGACTATTATCATCCGTCCTTGGTCTCGTTACAGGTGGGGGTGGTGGCGGGATCCTAAGTTCCGTCATGGGCCTGCTCGGTGGTGGTGGCGAAGGTGGAGACGGTGGTGGAGGCAATCTCCTCTCCACGATCGGTGGCATCGCTGGAAACCTGTTCGGCGGGCCCATCGGTGGTATGATCGGCAAGTTCGCCGGAGATATCCTCGGTGGGGAAGGCGGGATTCTTAGTGGAATCATGGGGCTATTCGGTGGGGACGGTGAGGGAGGCGGTATTCTCAGCACCATCACCAACCTGGTCGGCGGCCTCTTTGGCGGAGGAGAAGGCGGCGGGATCCTCAGCACCATCATGGGTCTCTTCTCTGGAGACGGGCTCGGTGGGATCTTCGATTCCATCATGGGTCTCTTCGGTGGGGGCGGTGAAGGTGGAGGACTCCTGAGCGGTATCTTGGGAGTCGCAGGCAACCTACTCGGCGGACTCCTCGGCCCACCTCCGGCACCACCTGCACTAGCGGGAGCGGGAGCCGGCGGTATCAACATCAACGTCAATGTCACCGTTCAAGCGAAGGGCGGTGTGGGCAAGGCGGAAGCTGAAGAAACTGGTCGGAAGATCGGATCCTCCACAGCAAGGGAGATTCGCGAACAGATCGGCAGCTACCTCCTTGAGGTACTGGAAGGGCAGAAGTACAACGCCCTCCCGGACGAAGGCCACAGGCACCAGGACTAAGCTATGGCAATCACATACGAGAGACACATACTGGTCAAGCTAGGGGTGACCGGCGGAGTCAGTGATATGGGTGTGGATTTCGAGTGGTACTACCCTGCGGGGAAGAAGCGCTACTTGGAGTTCAACGCCACTGTCGACTGTGACAGCGACGACAACGTCGGCACCTTGGATGTATGGAACCTCACAGAAGCCAAGCTGCGTCAGATCTATGACGCCCTGAAGCAGGCCGGTATCAAGATCGAGGAGGGAGACCCTGATGGCGCGTTCCACCCGTATGCAGAAGTGTACGCGGGATACGGCCCCGGTCAACCGCCCCTGATCTTCAACGGTCGAATCCTGAAGCTGCCTGAGATGAAGTGGTCCGGCGCCGATATGATCACGTCGTTCAAGCTGGGCCGTGACACTGAAGATCGAACTGCGAGAAAGCGATGCAACCGTGAATGGACTCCGGGTACCATGTGGAGCACGGTTGTGCGTGATTTGCTCAACGACCTGGAGATCGCCCTCGGGGCACCCCCGGAGCTCGGGGTTGACTACCCGTTGAAGGAGGACCTCCAGTTCGCGCCGGAGATGGCTATCCGCTCCGCGCTCGACCAATGTGCGCAGAACACGGATAGTGAGTTCTATGTACTCAATTCGCTCGCCTTCTTCGTTCCGCGTGGATGGGGCATCCCGACGGGTTCAGCGCTCTCGCCTGAGACCGGCCTCATCCACAATGCGGAGATCGCGTTCCAGGCAGCCTGGACTGGCGTGGAGGAGATTCACTTCACGTGCTTGATGAACTCCTGGATCTCGCTGAACTCAATGGTCCCGATTGAAAGTGCTAACTTCACCGGTACTGTGAAGGTGAAGTCGATCACGTATAATATCGGGAACCACGACTTCTACATGGTCTGCAAGGGTGAGATTCTAGATGAACAAACCCAGCTGGCCACGCAGAGGCAGTACGTACAAGACAGGCTGGATGCCTTGCGCAAGTCGAACAAGAGACAAACCGTCTTCGCGCAGGGCAATCGGATTAGTATCATGAGCCCCGAGGAGGTTGAGGCCCAGGGGATCGAGATCCCTGCCGACCCGGTACCGCCGGAAGAGCAGGAATAGCTAGGAGACGGACATGTCCATAGCAAGCGCACTGAGTGCAGCAACGAGCTTCGCCGAAGGAGTCGTCGACACTGCGCTCTCTTTCACACAAACAGCCAGCGAGTTCTTGGCTGACTTCCCGTTCCCGATGCCCACCATTGGGCTCGGATCTTTCTCTGCTATCCCGACCTCCAACCCGTTCAACCTCGGGCCGAGTGAACCAGAGCAAACTAAGCTCGTCATCGGGGGAGCCGTGTTCCAGGTCGTCAGCCGTGAAACCCTCACCGAAACTCTAGACCCGCAGAAGCATCCTGTGGAAACGAGTCATCAGATCATGGACCACGCTTGGCGTGACCCGCTGAAGATCTCAATCCAGGGCTGGTTGATTGGGTATCCCCGTGAGACGGAAGTTCACAAGCGGGCCTTGGAGCAACTTCAGAAGCTGAAGGAGGATGCCACACCTATCACCCTGGTCACAGACTTTCCACCCGGCCAAGTGAAGGACATGCTTCTCGTCTCGCTGAAGGCCACCCGGAAGATGCCTTGGGGCAATGGCTATGAGGTAACTGCTGAGTTTGAACAGGTTCACTACGTGGACCAGGTCGCCAGCCCTGCCGCTTCTTCCCGCTCCGATCCGGGCCTCTCGCTCGATGGGATGTCATTCGCGTCGACGGATCTACCCGCCACAAGCAGTCAGGGCCTGCAGACTCCATACTCGCTTACGCTCCCGAGTCTAGCCGAGATGCCCAGTGGCGACGCTAGTCAGGTTGACAACATGGTCGTATCGTTCGCCGGAGATATCCCCAGCACGGACATGGCTCTGGCCCTTGATGCTTCGTTCTCTGACATGCAGGCTGAGAAGTCAGCGGGACTGGCAATCGTGGAACAGTTCATGAACGGCGACAACCAGGCGTACGAGGCACTCCGAGAAGGATCCAGCGTACTGCCCGACGGGCCTGGAGTAATCGACAACATGTGGGACGCGCTTCATCAAGCGCAAGGGCTATCCGCCGGTCCCCAAGTGGTCGATTCCGACAAGGCGCCAGCAGCACGATCATTCGACCAGCAACTGCGAAGTGAAGGAATCACTGCTGAGTCGGTCGCCATGGACTTGATCAGCAAGACGATTGGAAACGCAGCGGCGAACACCGCCAAGTCGGATGCCGCGAAGATGCTAGCGAGGTGGGTCCGATGACCAGTTCAAGACGAGTACAGGCTATCCCAACGCGCCAAACCTTGATGGACATTCAAGCCCTGCCGCTTCCGGGCGATGTCGTCCTGAAGATGCCTTACACCTGGAAGCAGCGGATCAGTGGGCAGTTCCTCGAGTTCACGGTTGACTACAACAACTTCGGCAAGTTCTTCACCCTTGCGGTTCGGGACTACCGGGGGGATGAACTCTGCAAGACTGCGCTCACGTACGGGGTGGATGCGCTGAGGATGTTCCAGCACATTCCAGAAGTCACGGGTATCCATATCGTACCGTTCGACCCGGCCTTCCGGTACCTGCGCGTGGGCATCCGAACCGAGAACTTCGGCAACTCGATCCGTCTCTGGTTAGGAGTTGATTCCTAGTGGGCGGCGAGAGCAATGTCCGAGAAGTCAGAGAGGGCCTGAAGAGGTTCGTGCGCCAGAACATCGAGACGGTGCACATCGGCTTCCTCGCTGTTGTGGAAGAATACCTGGGGCCCGTCATCAACTCGTATGGACGCGGAGAAACCGTTGGAGCGCTGAAGGCTCGGGCCAACATTCGACCGAAGCAGAAGCGAGTGCTACACGATGGGGAAGAACACGAGCTGAAGAAGATCTGGAACGTACCGGTCAGTTGGTACAAGATGGGTGACTTCATCGTGAGGTTCCCCCTCAAGAAAGGCGACGTGGTGATGTGTTTGGTGTCTGAGAGGGCGCTCGACCATTTGATCGTAGATCACGATCCCGCGCACCCCCAGCTGAAGGACTTCGCTCGAATCAACGATGCTGTCATCATGCCTTTCGGGGTACGGATGGATGAAGATCCACACACGCCGGATGAAGTGCTCGATGGAATCTACTTCGCGTTGGTGGACGACGACAACGCTCCGATCTCGAAGTTCATGATGAAGGCAGACGGAGAGGTGAAGATCGTGGCCCCGAAGTTCACGGTCATCTCACCCGACATCAACATGGTCGACCATGACGGACCGCAGGTCTCGCGTGTAGGAGACAAGGACGATGATGCAGGCTGCTCGGGCAATGGCCCCAATGACAAGCTGATCGAGGGTTCTCCATCGATGAAGGTTGCGGATGAAAGTACATACACGCCTGGGGCTATCACTGAGCCCAGGTTCACAGGAGGTGGATAGCCATGGCAGTTGAGCCCTATCGCGGACACGTCTCCATGGATGTCACCGAGAAAGAAGGGTACTTCGACCTCCAGCTAGACGACCAAGGCCGCGTGAAGCTATTGACCGGTGCTCGTGAAGTCGCACAGGCTGCCGAGCTCCGCCTTCGGTTGTGGATGAAGGGTTGGTTCTTGGATGTCGACCACGGGTTCCCTTGGGAACGAGTTGTGGGTCGGAAAGACTTCACTCGCGAGGAGTTCGTCATGTGGGCGGTGAAAGTGATTCTGCGAGACGAGCGCATTCGCTCAGTCACTCGCACCGAAGTCATCAGCTTCCCGCCAGATGGTGGCGGACCGCGAGCCAAGGATGGAATCCTGGAGTTCGAGTGGAGAGGGACCACTATGAGTGGTGAGGAGCTACAACAACGGGTGGAGCTATCCATCCTCTAAGGGGTGATTGATCGTGGCTGAACATGGATGGCTCAGATCCGGTTTCGTCCGTAGGAAGTTCGCCACCATTCGTGACGCGACGTACGAGAAGCTCAGAGAGAAGTGGGGAGACCACATCGATCTGAGCGATGATTCATTGCCGGCGATCTTGATTCAGGTACTCCTGTTCGAGATCGGCATCCTGTGGAAGGCTGTGGAGTCGGTCTTCTACTCGCGCTACATTACAACCGCGCGGGGAACGGCACTGGACCATCTCGGACAGCGAAGGATGTTGACGAGGCAAGGCGAAACCTACGCGACGGGAATCCTGAAGGGCACTGCGGATGAGGGAACGGTAGTCAATGTGAACACGGTTGTCCGACATGCTAGCGGGGCCGAGTTCGTGGTGACCAAGCAACGCACCTTCCCCGCAAGCGGTATCATCGACATCCCGATCCAGGCTTCAGAGTCTGGTCCGGGCGGGAACAAGGTTGTGGGCGGTACTTGGGTCTACACCCTTGGAGAGGTTGCCCTGTCCGGTGCTGCCGAGGAACACAACTTCGAGACCTTCGATGATGCACTGATCACGGGGTACTCGTACCTGCCGGCGGAGGAACGGTTTGACACGTATCAGGAGGTTGACGTCTCAGACCTGCGTTACCCGCTCAGTCTAGACACGCTGGCAGTTCCGATCAAGAACAACAGCGATCAAACTGAGATCTTCTACTTCTACCTGGTTGTCAGGGACAAGGATACGGGTACTTACATCGGGCAAACGCAGACTAAGCACCTGTCCCTTGAGGCTGGCACTGAGCAAGTCGTTTCATTCGACGGGCAAGACATCGATGTGTCCGACTACACTACCGTCGAGGTCTCCTTCGTCTTGGCTTATGGGAGCTCGGCTGCGCTGGGCTTGGCGGTCAACAACACCGCCCCATACAACGGAGGCTACTACCTGCAGGGCGAAGCTCAGACAGGGTATGATGTGTGCTTGGTGGTCACCACGATCGCCGGCGGCAAAACCACAGGAGGCCAGTACGAGGAAGGAGATTCGGAGTTCGCTTTCCGCCAGCAACGAGCAATGGCGAAGGGCGCTGCTGCGATCCCCGAAGCCATTGAATCTCACTTGTGGGATGTGGATGGAGTTCGCCATGTGAAGGTGGACTTCAATCCGACACTCGTCGAGGATTCAAACGGCGTGGGGCCGAAAGCCGTCAGGGCTACGGTCGCCGGCGGTAAGGTCCGCGACATTGCGGAGGCACTCCTCGAACATGGGGTCTGCGCTGGCATTGCGACCGACGGAACAAGCACTCTAAGTGTGCTCGACTCCACTGGAGGCCAGTCAATCCCCGTATCTTTCGAGAGACCGACGGAGATTCCGGTGTACATCCGCGTTCGAGTTATCCCCGAGCGGGCGAGCTCGATTCCGGAAGCACTACACAACAAGATCCGAGATGCGGTCATCTCCTACGTGGGCGGTTCGCTTGTCGATGGCACGGACATGCGCGGCTTGAAGCCTGGTGAAGATGTCTCGGTTGCTCAGATCCATCATGCTGTCTGTTCGTTCCGCGGAGTACAGAGCGCGGTCGTTCGACTCTCTCGAGTGGAGATTCCGGAGACGGACAGCGAAGGAGAAGGTTCGGACTTGGAGATCTTGGTTGGTAACCCGGTCGAGATCGCGACCACAAAGGCAGCGTACATTGAGGTAGTCTAATGCCTACACAACCTCTCACGACGACCGTTGATGAAGTCCTCGGCAGATTGATCGCCAGACTTGACCACCGATGGAAGCGACAGGCGAGCGAGCTTCCCGCAACGGCATTGTCCTATGGGTTCCTCGCATCCTGCTCTGTGGAACCAGCTGTGGTCTGGGAGGTGCTCCACGACATTGGGGAGTTCAATGACATCGCGAACCTGCGAGATGTCCCGCTAGACCTGGAGTTGGCGGACTACGACCTCGTGATCACGGAGAACTGGGACAATGATACCAAGCTCTGGTGGCTGAAGCTTCACCTGATGTTGTACTCATCCGCAGGCCTGATCCCCGAGATCAAGTTCCTGCTGGCGTTCCTCTTCTGGGGGAAGCAGTACACAGGTGAATGGAATCCAGTCGACGTCTATGCTTGGCTGAAGCAATACGCGGCGCAGATCACAGTGGAAAACAACTACTGCCCGATCTGCAAGTACTATGAACCAGCGTTCTACACCATCAACTTCCCAGTCGCTTGGCTGAGCAACATCGCAGCCGAGGACTACATGAGATGGGATCCGAACGACGATGATGAATTACACGAAGCCCCAGCCAACGGTTGGGGAACCGGGAGGTGGTACGAAGGAGAACAGGACTGGGCGGCCACAACGCTTCAGTTCTTGCGCAGAGCTACAGCGGCTGGCGTCCGTTTCAACGCCCTGGGGACCCAAGGGTTCCAGTGGGATCCCACTGGGGATGACGAGCTACATGAGACGGAAGAGCACGGCTGGGATACAGGCCGGTGGAACGGGCCGATCGAAGAACTACTTCGAGAGTACAGCTTACTGCCTGAGTATCAGGCATGGTTCCATGTGTGTCAAGCATCGGAAGACGAGTTCCCTTGGGAATCAGTTGCCAATCTTCCGCCTAAGCAGCCGTTCCAGTGGGACCCGAACCCGGATGATGAGTTCCATCGGTCCATGACCAGGGGATGGGCATTCGGGGCCTGGGTTGAGATTGATGAAGACTGAGGGCTATAATGCCCTGAGGAGGTAGAGGACAAATGTCACTGATTACACTACAGTTCCCGCCTTGGGAAGATGAGGGGACTCTGCCGCCGTCTGGGAAGCGTAACTTCGTTGCTGGGTACTACCCGAAACCGCAGTATCACGATGCTCTGATGTACCGGAACCGCGCAGATCATGAAACCTTCGCGACCTACATCGAGCAGTACGGTACCGCTCAGCACTTCCTGTTCGACGACATGCTCACGCTTAGTGGGATGGCTTCAGGCCAGCCCCCGGTTGCAGCGGTTGTCGGACGATGGCCCGTGTTCCAGTTCGCTCAGAACATCGTGCCTTCTGGTGAAGTCCAAGAAGTCTATGTCTTCCCTCGATTCGCCGGAACGACTGGCTTCGTCTACATCCAGTGGAGTTCACCGGATACGACGGGGAAGAATGTCGTCTGGGGAGTTGACGTGCAGGCAATCCCTGTTGGTGGAGATTTCGCATCTTCAGGTGCCGCGACAACGGCGATCTGTGCGGACACCGCACTGGCCGATGTTCGGAACCAGTCGAAGATTGCGATCGGGCCCGTAGCGGCTGCCGGATACATGTTAGGTATCCGGGTATACCGCGACTGGGAAAGCGCTAACGATGACCCGATCACTGCGAACTTGCACGCGATCTGGGTCCTCACGGTATAGGAGGGGCCATGTCCGGATTCCTTGACCCGAAACGCTACGGCGGGGTCGATGTCGGCGTGTTCGCCAGCAGACCAGCCCCAGATGCGGTGCCCGAGGAGTTTGTCTACGTCGCCGTGGACACGACTTCCATCTACGCGGTCCAGAGTGGAGCGTGGGTGAAAGTCGCTGATCTGACGGCGGGCGTAGATTGGTCGGAGCTCACGAACAAGCCTGACGAGTTCCCACCTGAAGATCACGACCTTGACACTGCGCACACGGGATCACTGAGCATCACGCGTGTTCTCGGCCATGACCAGTGGGCCCCGGCTCACTACCGAATGGCTCTGATGGCGCAAGTGCTCGGAAAGATGTAAGGAGGTAGAGAATGAGCGTAACGTGGGGTGACTATACCCTGAAAGAAGCGCTCTCGAACAGCGACGGCTCCTGGCTGGAGTCGACGTTGGCGAAGAAGCACGGGTTGTGTGTGATCGCTGCCACAAACGTATCCAGCCCGGGTATCCAGCCGACCATCAAGATCGAGGACATTGACCACCGCGTCATCCTCGACACCGGCTCGGTCCCGTACACCACCAGCTACAACTGGTATCACTCGCGGTACTACTACCGCTATTGGTACTACCGGTATCGCTGGTACTGGTACTACAGGTGGCACTACTACCACCCGCTGAACACCCGTGTGGTCCTGATTGTGCCCACCGAGGATGGAACGGTTCGAGCGAAGGCTGAGGGTTCTCAGATCTTCGACTTCCGCCTGTCTGTCTTCGAGGCCGGCCTGACCCCTTCCGCCAACAAGGAAGTTCAGAGCGTCGGATTCAGCAAATCGATCCAGGCTCCGATCACGCGAGGAAGCACCGCACGATACAGCTTCCAGCAGGACGACATTGTCGTCGCGATCGGTGTCGACGGAAGCCGGAACTACGCGTTGGCTGACATCAGCTACAACGGGCCGGCCAAACAGGAACTCTTCAACATCCTGCCGAACTACGGTGGCGTGTCGAATCGAGTTCGCGTATGGCGCATCAAGGCCGACGGCGAGTGTACTCTGACGTACAACTACTGCCACTACGGTCGAATGGCAATCCGCCTGATGCCGAACGCTGAAGAGAAGACGACCGTGCCGCCGTCCATTACTGAGGACCGCGCGTACTTCGAGATTCAGTGCGAAGTAGACGCCTTCGGTAACGTGGAGCGCGGCAAGTGGTTCGAGGGGTTGTATTCGACGTTGAAGAACAGCCGCAACATGGGACTGCGAAAGTCCTGGACGCGAGAGGTTCTTGAAACGGACACGGACTCCCTTGGCCGCCCGGTCAACGTGAAGGCTCGGAGGATCGAGATGTGGTCGGTCCCACAGAGCAAAGCTGGTTCGGTCGGAAGCGATGCACTCCTCTTCGAGGATCGTGCTGAAGCTGACGCCCGCATCATCGCGAACGACAACCAGTGGTAGGAGGTGAAGACACATGTTCGGTAAGAGTCTAATCCCGTACGAGCCAATCGCTCCCGCGGAGACCATGATTGATGGTGCAACATCGGACGCCAGCTGCCCGGGATTCAAGCTCGTGCAGACCGGTGCGTCGTTCACCTCTTCCGTCAAGGAAGGCGACCTCGTTATTCACGGCCCAGGTACCGCCGGTGCCAAGTCTGCATACGTGATCGAGGTTGAGAACGACACTACCCTGCTGCTCGATGAGAACTTGGAGTTCGACTCCGATGACTTCGACATCCGCAGGCCAAGTGAGCTCTCGATCCGCCCGCCTGAACTGGTCGAGTGGGTTCTGCGCTCGATCCGCACGGGTAAGGGAGACCAGGTGAATCGCATCGGTATGTGGTTCAGCGACGGCTTCCGCAAAGTGCTGGTGCTTGACACCAAGCGCCTGTACACTGAGAAGGGCTTCGACCTTTCATCGGATGACCCCACCGGATTCTGGATGGAGAATCTCGATCTCTTCGTCACCAACGAGAAGGAGATCCTGATTCGCAACTGCTGCGACGAAACCGCAGATGTCATCGTCATGGGTATCAACAAGACGGTGGACATCGGCGATCAAGGCTAAGGAGGAACCATGGACGTGAAAGCACTGTTCAGGTTCGACGGTGACCCAGTCGAGGAACAGCTGGATCTGACAACGGACGTTGTGAAGATCAAGGTTATTCCTCGCAAGAAGGACGGGACTCCCGGCTCCAAGGCTGTGTGGAAGACCGCTGAAGAGATGGACTCCAACGACGATGTCGTACGGGATCCTCTGACCCAGCGGCCAGTCACGAAGACCGAGGAGACGGATGTAGTCGTCGACTGCCCCAACACGAGCCGTGTGGAGTGGCCGGTTACGACTGGTCTCGAGAGGACCGACATCATCGAAGCTCCAGACACATACACCAAACTGGTGTGCGTGGAAGGCGCACTGGAACTCATACAGCTGCTCGACAGTCAGGAGAACGCAACACTCCTGACGTGGATGGAGGCGCAGGCACTTGGAGCGGGATGGGACGAGAAGTTCCAGCTCGTTCAGCATGTGCTTCCGACCGGCGTCATCAGCGGGTTCCCGGAGTAGCAACTAAGTGCGAGAGCCGCCTCCCGGCCTTCGGGCTGGGGGGTACTCTCCACAGGAGGTTACGAAATGAGTGAGATGCAAATCAAGCCCGAAGATCGACTTGGTGAAGTTCGCGCTGAGACTGACCTGGTACGCGAGCGCGCACAGCATGTGCAGCGCACGTTGATGGACCTGAAGAGCCGCGGCGCCGATGTGACCAAGACGCAAGTCAAGGCTACGATCGACCAGATCGACATTGATGCTTTGGAAGAGAAGTGCGACGACCGCGTGTCGCTGAAGGTCTGGGATCCGGAAGAGAACGACGGGCTCGGCACGTTCGTGAACTCGGTTCAGAATCCGAAGGAGCACTGGCCGATTCTCGCTGAGGACGGCGCTCGCGCCATCATGATCTTCCAGGATGGCAAGTGCGTGCAGTTCCAGTACGAGAGCCCGCAAGGCGGGATTATGGGAGAGGAAGAAGCCATCGAACAGGCCAACTACTGGCATGATCAGCGAGTATCGCGTCTTCTTGAGAAGGAGCTTACCGAAGCAGTTCTCGACGCGCTCGGGTAGGTGAAGAGCTATGGCAGAGACAATGTGGTGGAGTGTGAATCGTTGGTACCCGCTCTGTCGCCCTGATGAGCTAGGGGGAACCGGGACTGCTGCGCCGACTGAGGAATGCGCAGCCTTCGTGCACGGGGATGACATCTTCCTGTTCGCGAATCAGGCGGTCCGGATCAGGTTCCTCAATCGATCTTCGGGGTACCTCGGCAAAGGGTACTGCCATGAACGAGCAAACATGGCGCGCTCCGTGACTAGGGCGATGTTGCAGACCTTCCTTCGCACGGGGACGGATCAGATCTTCGTGATGGATGGGTACAACGGCTTGAGTAGGTACCAGTGGTACGACGTGAGCGCGAACACGTGGACAGCAGTGACCGACGTCCAGCCTCCGTCGAACATCTATGAGTCAGCTTGCCTCTACTTCCCATCCCTGGACAAGTGCTTCATGCCTGAGGGATCCGGGGACCGGAACGGATTCGTGGAGTTTGACCCCTCAGTGCCATCATGGACCGAGAAGACCGACATGCCGTTCGACGCCGCGTTCTTCTGCGCAGGGGTCATCGGCAGCAAGGCGTACATCGCAGATGGGGCCTACCTTTACGATGACACGAATCGAACGTATGAGTATGACCCGGCATCCCACACGTTCACGGCGAAAGCAAACTGTCCAGACACCCATCAGCGGTGCACCGGCGCCGTCCTCGACGGAATCCTCTACAAGATGGGGGACAACATCAACAGCGAGCAGTGTCATCTCTCGGGGTACGATCCGGCGAGCAACACATGGACCTCGTACCGAACGATAGCAACGGGCACTCGATACGGTGAGAATGGCTGTCCTCGGCTCCTTGCTCTGGAGAGCGCGGGGATGCTTGTCATGGTTGCCGCAGTGACCGGCACTGGGAGCTACAACTTCCCGTGGTACGGGATCATGCCGAGAGGGGTCACGGTTTCCGGAACCCTCAAGAACAAGTCAGGTGGCAACGTCGATGGGGACCCCGTGATCGCCATTGGGCTAGAGCATCCTCAATTCGTCGGGGCCGCGGGGGAAGCTGGCAGCGGGACCTTCTCTCTTGAGGTGCCGGGACCCCAGTCTTCCGCGAAGCTGATCGGAATCATCGGGTGGCCAGAGAGCGATGCGGTCGCCGGAACAGTGAAGGTGGTGTGAGATGGCTGAGAACTATCCCGCATCCTGGCGAAGGTGTGGAATGGTCAGTAGCCCGTTGGGGAGTGACACGGTCTGGGCCGTGTTCCCGCGACGTGCAAACGGACGACTACAGGTCTTCCGGGGTGACGACTGGTACGAATGGGAACCATCGACTGACACGTGGACTCAGATATCTACCGACATCGGGAGGAACTACATCTACCGAGGCTACATCTACCGCCCTGACTTGGATGTGATGCGATCGTTCGCTGGGCGATCCGGGAGCTACAGCTACGACGACTGCTACGAGTACGATCTCGCGGCAGAAACCGAGACGGCCTTGAACCTCTTCGATGAAGGGAATACGCAGCATGTTCAGGCAGTGCAGATCAGCGGCTCTACCTGCCTGTGCTTCACAGATTACTTCACGTACGAATACGACTGGGACTCCGACACGTACACCGAGAAGACTGACATGTCATTCAATCTCGAGGCTTCCAAAGGGAAGATCGGATTCGGGGTCTACGGGGGGAAGGTGTACGTCATCGGGGAGTCTGGAGGTTCCTACGACGGGGACAAGGTCCTTGAGTTCGATCCGGTTGCGAATGCGTGGACTGCCTACAAGACCGGAGGACTCCCGAATCCGTCATGGGGGCCAGCAGCGACGTACTTTCAGTACGGTACAGGCGAGCAGGTGGGGAACCACATCGTCTTCGTTCCGGGTTACACCAACCACGACGGAACGACCTACCCACAAAGCCGGGAGAGGTGGATCGTCAGTTTCGACATCCCGAACAAGACGTGGCATTCCTGGGACACGGTTCCGGATCATCAAGAATGGGCGTACACGCATTACCATGGGCTCTTTCACTTCCGGGGCGAGATCTTCCTGTCCTGCGGGGGTACGGACATGGGCGGCATGGTCCACGCTCCGATTGGAGAGACTGAGGTGAGCGGCGTCGTCCGAGACAAGGATGGGGCGTTGGCCGCTGGCGTGACGGTGTGGGTCGTTCCGAAGTGGGCGCCGCATCTCGCCATGACCGGGACGACGGATGGATCGGGAGAGTTTTCTGTCACGTTGCCGACGTTGGGGCCGGGGCAGTATGACGCAGCCGTGGACAAGAAGATCGCCGTCTTCACCGCAGAGGAGTCGACAGCAAACTCAGTAAGGGTGAATATCAATGCCTAGTTACCAAGCTCCAGCGAAAGATGAAGTGAAACTGGTTTCGGGAGGCATTCAGGCTAAGCAGGGCCGTACATCTGTAGCCCTGCAGTACGCTGACTGTGTTATGTGTTGCCCGGCACTCGAAGAGGACACCCGAGATGAGAACACGGTAGAGCTTGACTTCGACCTGTTCCTGTTCAACCCTCAAGCTGATCAGATCATCATTGAACGAAAGCTCGGAGCAGCAGGGGAGTGGGGGCCTGTTCAGACGATAGATGCAGACACGACCGACTGGACAGACCCCACTACGCTGAAGGAAGGGAACGAATACTACTACCGAGCTCGGTTCCGAGTCAACGGAAGTCCCCAGCTGTACTCGGAATACTCGATCTCCCTCGAGGTCTGGACGGATCGGATCCTCATGATCACCGAAGTACGCGACCACGAATCCAACCTGATGGCCGGCGCACTCGTGATGGCTTTCTCCGAGAACTACATCTGGCAACAGATCGCGGAAACGGCAGCCGGTGAGAATCTGCCTACCCTGACTTATGATCATGACACCGTGCTCTCCCGGAATGTGACTGGCTTCATCCGGTGCAACCGAACTGATGAGGATGGACAGTGCAACATCACCATTCCAGGAAAGCCCGGCAAGGTGTCGGTCTGCTTCGTGGATCCGAACGAGCAAACCATCGGTGGAGACATCAAGACCCACATCGACCCCAAGGAGGCATAACACGTGGCTGTACCCGGTAAGCCTACGAGTCTACTGTGTGACGGACTGACTGATCCTCAAGCGGTCGGTTCGCTTCGTCCTGCGCTCTCGGCGGTTTGCGGTTCGGGTGGAACAATCACGCATGCAGAGATCCGCGTCTTCAAGAAGCACGTCGAGGACGACTTCGAAGACACTGCTCTGCAAGACTACTGGTCGGGGCCGATGACACGCGACACCGTCAACAAGAAGAATGGATCCGCGAGTCTCTACATTCCTGAAACTGGTGGTGACACGTACTGGAGGATCTCGAACGGTGATCCGATCGCGACACACGGGGATCCGGATGCGATCGTCTCAGAAGACTTCGAGGGGGGGACGCTTCCGAGTACGTGGGACACAGCGGGTGGCGCCGAGATCACAACTGAGCAGAAGTACGCAGGAACCTACGCCGTGAAGCTACCCTACGATTCAGGTGGTCCGAACGGGGTGTGGAAAGCTCCTCTCGCTGATCGAGCGTCAGTCGCAGGGGGCGGCGAGCTTCGCATGCGAGTCTACGTCGCAGGGACAGGACAGAGGCGCGTCTATCTCTACTCGCGGCCTCGAGATGCAGATGACTCCTGGTCGAACATCGGGATCATTCGCTTCTACAACGGGAATCTGGACTTCTACAATGGATCGAGCTACGTGACGATCTGCAGCATGAACGCAAGCGCGTGGCACGAGCTTCGAGTGGCATGGATGGGCGTTCCGTTCGGGGAATCGAACTCATGGTTCATGCTCACACTCGACGGGACTTCGTACTTCGTGAAGGGGCGGTACACGGCCAACATCACAGAGGAGGTCTTCTGTCAGATCTCGGCCGTTGATGAGTCGGTTCACATCTACATCGACGATCTCGAATGGGGCGATCGCCTTCCGAATACGCTCGGAATGGCTGGACGCTTCCGGTATTGGTTCAGGGTCAACGAATCCGGCTACAACCAATGCTACCTCTACGGGGAGAATGGATCGTCCCCGGCGTGGGGATACATATACTACTACTACGACGATGTCAGGCTGAACTCGATCTACCTCGTGACGAACGGAATCAGCTATGGATCGTGGTACAAGCAGGACATCATCAGCATTCCGAAGACAGACGACCTCGACATCTACACGAAGAATCATTGGGATCTCGCTCAGGATGGATCTGGCTCTGTTGCTGACTGGGATGACCCTCTCGCGGCGATGCGATGGGATGACGACACGACCGAGATCAACATCGACGACTTCGCATTCCTGACAAGCTGGTGGCGGTCGGGAGAGATCGACATCGAAAACTTCGCGTCGGGCGGTCGGTGTGCAGACATCCCGTACTCGGGCGACTGGCTCGATGCCGCTGGTCTGTGGGAGTACGAGTGGCAGATCAGATTCAAGAACGCCGATGGGTGGGGCGACTGGAGCGACTGGGCAGAGTTCAAGGTGACGCCGATCCAAGTTCGAGGCTATGCAGATCTGCGGGTGTGGGCCAAGCGAGACTTGACCGCGGGGATCCAATCCGTGGATGTCAAGACGGGAACCTACTTCAACCTGAACCCCATCAGCTACCACGATGTCAAAACATTCGTGAAGGTCATTGATGCCCAGTTCCCTGGACCAGGCGCAATCACCCTACAGGCCCGACCTTTCGCAACATCCGATCCACAGGACATCGAACTCGCAGCTGGCGTACAAGACGCCATCGAGTTGGCTTTCTGCGACTTGTTCGCCGATCTGGGCCGCCCGATTGAACATCCTGTGGATCTTCTCACTACAGCGACTCGAATGACCGAGAACGTGGGTGATCTTCTTACTCATGCTCCGCTTCAAGTAGAGAACATTGCAGACGTGTACACCGATGCGCGGCGGCTGATCGAGAAAGCTCACGACATGATGGCGGATCTTACTCGCTCGGTAGAACGAGCCATCGACCTGAGGGCTGACCTCTCCCGATTCTACGAGCGAGCGGTGGATCTCTTGTCCTACCTGCAATTGTTCAAGGACGAGGCGGGGAAGAGTGATCTACTCGCCGAGCTCTTGAAGCTGTACGAAGCGGGCATCGTTGACATCCTCACGGATCTACAAACCAACGTGGAGTTCACACATGACCTGAAGGCTGACCTGATCCGAGCCACCACCGGAACGGTCGATCTCCGCGCTTGGCTGCGTCGTTGGGAAGAAGAGAACGGTTCGGATGTATTCACTGACGCTAGGATAGAACGAGAAGGGGTCGTGGACCTGCTCGCCGACTTGGCCCAGAGTTGGGACCCTGCCGCATTGGCAGACATCAAGTCAGACCTGGTGTTGGCACTAGAGGACATGTCCATTCAAGTCGATATGCTATCGCTGACTCGCCTCCTCCGACCGCGCGTGGTAACTGTGCCCCAAGCCGGTGGAGACCCACGGGAGATCATTCTCCGCGCCTACAACGACCCATACACAGGAGAGCCTTGGGTGGATGACCCGCCCACAGATATCCAGCTCATGGCGCGCTCCGGTTGGACAGGCATGGAGGGCGGTTGGGGCAGCAACATCCACGCCGATCTTGCACATTCACCGTTGTGGTATTGGAAGCACGCGACGGCGGATCTGCGAACGGCGATGTATTGGAGCATCGATGACATCGGCGCTGGAGACATGAACGTGGATCTGGCGCACTTCAAGTTCAACCGCCACGCCGGATGGCAGATAGCGATTCGACTGGCCGTTCTTCACGAGCAGACCGCTGATATGCTGGCGAAGCTCGGTCAGATAGTAGACCTCGAAACATGGGACCAGCTGCAGAGCAAAGTGGAGATCATGTCTCGAGATTCGCAGATCGAACTGATGGCTCGGATTGACGTGACCGAGCTACTCACGCGTGAGAAGACAGTGGAGATCCTGGGCCGTGAAGCGGTGATTGAGAAACTCGAACGACTCTGGGAGGTGCGCGATGCCAACTGAAGTATCAGGCCCCTTCATGCAGGGGAACAGCTGTAGGGTTACATTCAAGACGAAAGACTGGGATGACCTACAGACCTCGGCTGAAGAGATGGCAGCCAGCATCTACAAGTTGAAGGACAACGGCGAGCTGGAGGCCCTGCCTGATTTCCAGGGGGTAACGCCAGCTCCAGACACAAGTTTCTGGGAAGAGCTCGCGGGGGAATACCGCTACAAGATCGACACGTCGACCTTCAGCAGCGGAACTTACTACGTAGTCTTCGCGGGCAAAGTTAGCGGTGACGGGTTCAAGGAGCCAATCAGCTTCCAAGTCACCAACGATCCCACAGCAGTAGGAGGTTGAAGCAATGGCTGAGAACGTGAAGCTGTTCCGAGACGCAGCCCTCACCGATGAGTTCTCGAAGGACAAGGCGATGTATGAATCGGGCTACGACCCGATCTGGGCCGCCGACACCTTCAATGCTACCGACGGTGAAGGCAAGAACAAAGTCATCTACGCTCAGGAGATCCACGTGTCGAACGATTACTACTACACGTCGGTGCAGGGATCCCCGATCGAGACTGGCTCGAATCAGCGAGACCCAGACGACGATGCCGCGAATGAGTGGCACTTCTACGTAGCGAAACCCGTGGAGCACGCAGAGACTGCTGAAGCAGTCGGCACGGGCGACGACGTGGAGACCGAGTTCGATCTGGACAACAAGTGGGTCAAGCCCGGCTCCGAGACCGTGAAGGTTGGTGGAACGACGCAGACCCGAAACACGGACTACTGGATCTGCTACAAGGACGGACACATCAAGTTCGCCTCGGCTCCCGGCAATGGTGTGGCGGTCACGGCCGACTACACGCATGCGGATGATGGAACTGGCGACGTGGATGTTCCCGCCACCGGTACGATCGAGGCCAACGGCGATTGGACGTGGACGGACCTCTGGGATATCCCCCATGGTTACGACTCCAACCGCGGTACAGGCTACGAGAAGGACGGGATTCCCATCGTGATCCGCGGTGTTGTGGATGCGGGAACCACCGACCCATCCGGCAATGCAGTGACGCTTCAAGCCCAGGACTTCAAGGTCAAGGGTTGGGAGCATAACGCGAAATACTGAGTCAGGAGACGACGGACAATGACAAACCCGACCGAAGTGATTGTGAAGACTCCCGACTATGAAGGACCAGAACGCCGCGAACATGTTACCACTTGTCCGATAGGAGTCGAGATGCGAGTACGTGTCATGAATCTCGAAAACTACCAGAAGATCCAGAACGGGCACTTGAAAACAATTCGAGGTCAGCAATGGGCGTTGGTCATTCTGATGTTGACGACGGCGCTGTCTGCCATCGCTGGAATCGCGATCACACTGATCCACTAGAAGGAGGAAATCTATCGAAGCTACGCTCTCCTGGTCTAACTACTCGGTTGGGTGATCGAGGAGCGGAGAACCAGGAGCTCGTTACATCTCACATACGATTGGGAGCGGTAACCCCTATCCCGGACTCGCCCTCACCGGGAGGTTGCTCAGGGGAAGCCGCTCCCTTCTCTGTTACTTGGGTAGTACGTCCAACCATTCCGCCGCACGCTTCTGGCCCAGACTCTTCGCACCCCGCTTGATCGAGCGGTACGTCCGCGGTTCCACACCAAGGATGTCGCGGGCGAACTCGGCGGCTGACAGTCCTAGCTCTTCTCGATACTCTTCAAGCCGTGCGAGAAGTTTGCCGGTGTTCACTACCTTACCAGGTTTCTTCTTGGCTTTCTTCTTCTTTGGCTTGTCCTGAGTGGGCGCTGGTCTCGGCTCGACCGCAGGCCTGGTCTGGGTTATGGAGGAGCGGAACCGAGCACGAGCCGTAATCGAGTAGCCCTGTTCTCGGGCATCACGAATCAGGAAACCATTCTCCAACAGCGCAGCTTTCATGCCGGGCTCCAGAGTGTTGGGATCCTTGCCCCCACAGCACACTTCATGTAGCGCTGCTTCGACCGGCGCCGGCAGACTGATCTGCTTCGACGCTTCCTCGAACAGGCCTTCCATATCCAACGCCGCGATCTCTCCAAGTTGATACAGCACCGTCATCAGTTGGAACCGTGGGGTCGTCCCCGTTTCAAGATCCCGCTTCCAATCGCGAATCCAGAACGAGCCCAAGTTCAAGTCGTTCTCCCATTCCGAGCCGAGGAAGATCTCGAACAATCGGTAGAAGACTTGCGGTGCGGGGTCGTCTAGATAGATGAAGCCCCCGGTGGGCCCCACCTCGATCAGAGTTCGGAGGATGTCAGCCAACAGGTGCTTGGCCTCCTCCTTCTGTTTGTCCTCCGGCGATGTGCCTCGTTTTCCGATCAGCGTGAAGATCTCACGCGGGAACGAGGCGTATTGATGTCTAGCGTTAGTCATCAGCGTTTTCCTCCTCCATCAGCTTCTCCACCTTTTTCACCCATCGGCGAATCGCCTTGTGTGGCTTGTGGTTGTCTTCCAGTACCGCGAGTGCGTCCTCTACGCTATCCCAGACCACATCTACGATTGCGCCGCAGAGGTACATCTGGGCTAGGATCCAGAGCTGTCGGTCGCTGGGCTTGTTGTCCCCGACCTTGAGTTCGATCCCGTAGAATTGGCCATCCCGGCACCCGATGATATCCGGAAGCCCCGCCATCTGGTAGGGACCGCCGTGCACATTGATCCAGAACCCCCCTCGGGCTCGGAGTGCTTTGAGTACTTTCTTCTGGTACTGTGATTCTTTCATAGTAGTAGAGGGAGGGGAAGACCCCGGTGCCGGTGGGGCCTCCCCTCGTCGCTGAAGCGCTTACGCGCTAGATGTCGTCTTCATCGACGTCCACGCCGTCCTCGTCGTCATCCTCCTCTTCTTCATCCTCGTCCTCCTCCTCGTCCTCATCCTCGTCGGATTCGTCGGAGTCCTCTTCCTCGTCCTCTTCCTCCTCCTCATCTTCGTCGTCTTCTTCCTCCTCGACGACCGGAGCAGCCTTCTTCTTCTTCCGCTTCTTCTTGGGCTTGGCGAGGATATCTTCCTCTTCGTCCTCACTGTCGTTCTCCGTGTCAAGCGGATAGGAGGAGTCGATCTTGTTCCGCTCCTTCTTCTTCCACGTGTCGACGATGACTGAGACACCGCACTCGAGCCCGATGTACTCATCCGGGTCGATGGTGTTGCCGGTGTCGTAATCCAGTTCCACACCCAAGGCCACGAGGAACTCAGTGAACTTCCACATCGCCTTCTCGGTCAGCGTGGTTGTGTGGAGGAGCGTGGCGCCGTCGTGTTCACCGCCGACAACCTTCAGCTTCCACCGCAGGCACTTGTTGTTGCTCTGCGTGACGTCCCACTCGCAGTTCACAACCTCGACGACGTAGTCGTCTTCAGGCAGGAGCTGGAATCCCGGCCGGGGGATGAAGACTTCCTGGGCTCCGCCCTTGCCTTTGCCGATCAGCAGGTCAGAACCGAGGTTCGTGGACTTCTTCTTCTTCGTGGACTTCTTCTTGGTACCGGTCTTCTTCGTTGCCATGCGCTAGGCCTCCTTCTTGGAACTCTTCTTCTTGCGCGTTGCCGACTTCTTCTTCGGCTTCGCTTCAGCGTTGCCCTCCCTACTCTTCCGGATCTTGCGCAGGACCTTGGAGAGGTTGGGATTCTCAATCGGCCGCGGGAACAGCCCGAGTCGATCTTTCGTCTTCAACATCGGATGGGGATGGAAGGCTGTGATGAACCGCGGTTCTTCCTCTTCGCCGTCCAGCACTTTGCAGTATCCGATGAAGTCGCAAGCCGCTTGTAATGCGTTGCGGACTTTCGGCGGCAGATCCGGGACGATGCCCGACACTCGACCATCCTCGTTCAGGTACCGCTCGTGACACGTGAAGATGGTATGCATCGGCAGTGCTTTGGCCTGAAGGATCAGGCGCTTCAGCAGAGCCGAGACACTGCCCCAATCCTGGAGCTGAGTTGCCATCATTTCATCCGGATCAGTAAGCCCGTTCAGCTCGCGCTTGACGTAATCCAAGCCCAAGTCTACGAGCGATGACATCGTGTCGAACGCGACCGACTTGAACCCGTGCTCCTGAGACTCCAGGTAGGCCATGATGTAGCTCAAGTCCTCCCAGGTCTCAACCCCGAACCGTTGGGCGCCGTTGTCCACCTGAGCCGCAGACAGGGTCCCGTCTTCGGTGTCGATGATGAGCACCTTCGGCAGAGTCGCACACTGCGTCGTCTTGCCCGACCCGGTCGGCCCGTAGAGCAGGATGTTCATGTTCTTGAACACTTGCTCGGTTACCGGTTGGATCCGTGCTGCGATCTCGCTTGCTTTCATTTCCTGTCACCCCCTTTCTCTCTTACTGTGAACTGTGTTGCGATTACATCATCCACGTCCACGCCGCTGCGTTCAGCCTCGCAGAGTGGAAAGTTCTCGCAGAAGTTGCAGTTGTAGTTCCATGCTGGGTAGAACGTCTTGTCCCGCCGGATCGCAGCCACAATGACCTTGATCCAGTCCAGCACGTAACCAAGTTCAGCTTCCGTGTACTTCATCTTGAAACGGTGGTACAGTCGAGTATCCTGCCGCAGGAAGCGCAGGTAGTCTCTGTACTCCGCCAGGTCGCCTCCGGTCTCCTTGATCGCTCTGACGACCTCGAAGCCATAGACCTTGTCGCCCTTGGACTGGGAGACGGTACCGGCTTTCAGGATCTTCGGCGGCTTGCGGGTCGAAGTCGAAATCATGTCGAAGATGGTTCCACCCAGATCTCCCACCTCGTACTCACCCGCCGCAGCAACCAGCCCGATGTGGTACATCCCCGCCTGGAGGAACCAAGTGGGTAGTGGTTCCTTCGGCATCCGACCGGACGTCTTCCGTTCCACAATCCACGTGAGGCCCGTGCCGGTGTGCCGCATCAGTGTATCTACCTTGATGACGAGCACGATGTTCAGGTCCTCGATGGGGATCTCCAGCTTGAGCTCTGTGGCTCCCTCGATCTCTTCGAACGGGCTCTTCTTGTAGTGCCACCGGTAGTCACGAACGAGGTCGATGCCTGTTCGGATGATTTCGGTAGTGAAGCCCAGTCGTCGCCATGGCTTCTTGTCCAGGTCCTTGAGCTTAGTGCCCCCCGCAAGTTGCTCGAAGGTATCACTGACAACTGAACCCAGTGCCAGAGAATCCTTCTTCGCAACCGGCCGCAGGCGCCGCACTTGGCCCCAGTAATACTTCCTCGGACATTGCGCGTACTTGCTCAGGGCGGAGTATGAAGTTCTCAGCGCCGCATTTGCCATATCGCCCTCCTTAGTCGTCCAGGCCCCAGTGTTGGGACACGTCGATGTCAACCTTGATTGGGATGCCGAGGTCGAAGCCGAAGACTTCCTCAGTCGGCAGATTCTCCATCGTCTCCTTGATCAGGTCGACCCACCAGTCAATCTCGGTCGAGCGAACCTCGCAGAGGATCGCGTCATGCACGCTGCCCACGAGTCGGAACTCTTCACTCTGTGAGCGAGGGCGATACGCGCTGGCCAATCGGATCAGAGCCCACAAGGTCAGATCACTCGCCACGCTCTGAACAGGCGTGTTGATCGCTTGCCGCTCTGCCGCACCTTGTTGCTTGTAATCATGTGAGAAGATCTCCGGCAGGTGGCGGATCCTACCGAACAGAGTTCGGATCTGCCCGTGCTCCCTGACTTCCTCGCGTTGTTCCTCGTGCCAATCGAGGAGCCGAGGGTAGGCATCGAAGAATCGTTGTCGGATTGCTTCTGCCTCCGGAAGGGTGACGTCCAGGCCATACGAGGTCTTCGCGTACTCCACGTACTTCGCAGCTCCCATCCCGTACAGGAAACCGAAGTTCACAGCTTTGGCTTTCTTCCGCTCTTGCTTCGTGATCTTCTCTGCTGGTTTCCCCGTAATGTTCATTGCTGTTAGCGTATGCAAGTCCTCCTCGTTCCTGAACGCTTCCATCATAGTCGGCTCCTGGGCAAGTGCAGCAGCGACGCGCAATTCAACCTGCGAGAAGTCCGCCTGAATGAACGACCAGCCCGGGGGCGCGCCGATCAATCCGCGGATGAATGGGTCGCGCGGCACTTGCTGGAGATTGGGCTTCTCAGCGGACAGTCGGCCTGTAACCGTGCCGTGAAGCTTGAATCTCGGATGGAGCCTAGAGTTTGCATCTACCTGTTCCGACCAGGGCGTCAGGTACGTCGTTCGGTACTTGCGCCACTTGCGGAACTCCAGGATATCCTCGACAATTGGATGTTCGTCCTTGAGCGCTATCAGAACCGCTTCCGATGTGCTCGGGGCTCCGGACTTAGTGAACGAGGCTAGCGGTAGTTGCAGTTCGTCGAACAGGATCCTCGCGACCTGCTGGGGTGAGTTCCAGTTCACTTCTTCCCCGTACTCACTCAGCCGTTCCTCCACCATCGCGATCTCACCTTCCACAGAGGCACGGGCCGCAGTGAGCTTGTCAGGGTCGACCCAGACTCCGCGATTCTCGATGTAGCGGAAGACTCGGCAGGCAGGCATCAGGAGTTGTTGGAACGCCCTCGCCAGTTTCTTGTCCTGAACCATCTCGGTTCGGAGGATCGCGTAGAGGCGAAGCGTGTAGTACGCGTCATACCCGTTGTAGGGTAAGAGCTTCGACAGCTTCGGAGTTCCTTGCTTGAAGTTGATTCCCGCATCCCAGTTCGGAGCGTCGCACAGGCGGCGAGCCAGTTGCTTCAGGCCCACTCTGCGGTTCTCGTCCAGGAGGTGCGCGGCCAACATCGTGTCGAAGACCGGTCGGCAGTGAACTCTGCGAGTGAGAAGCCACTTGTCGTCGAACTTCGCGTTGTGCGCGACCGGCTTCAACTTCCCTCCTCCTAACAGCAGGTTGAGCCTGGGGTAGATCTCTGGAGCAAGTCCACGCTTCGTCTCAAGGGGGAAGACAACGATTGAATCCATGCACGCTAGGCCGATTGATAGAATTCGGCCCTCTGGGTCGTATGGATCAAGTCCTGTCGTCTCGACATCGTACGCGATCGGTTGACCTCTGTGGTCACTGTGTTCAAAGTAGTCGCACCATTCGATCGCTTCATCGATGTCCCGCACGATGCGGACTTCCAAGTTCTCCAGCTCGTTCTTGTCGATGTCGCCGTTCAGGAGCTTGGCGAAGCGAACTACATCTCGCATGAAATCATCCGCGTGACGGGGATCACGAAGGATCAGCGCGGGATGGACGGTCGGGAGGATCGTGCAACCCCATTCCTCGCTGTGGGTCTCCACTCCCCGGTTCTTCATGATCCCGCCGCGCGGATTGAGTAGTGCCTTGTAGGCTGTGTTGCCGAGAGCAAGAATGAACTCGGGCTTCACTCGTTTGATCTCTCGTGCGAGATGCAGGTCTCGACAGATGTTTCGCTCGTCCTTGTCTGGAGTGCGGTTCGCCGGCGGTCGACAGTGAACAACGTTGGTGATGTAGATTTCATCCCGATCCAGCTCGGCAAGCTCGAGCGCTCGATCGAGAAGTTCGCCGGCTCGCCCGGAGAAGGGCCGGTTGATCTCATCCTCTCGCTTGCCGGGAGCTTCGCCTACGATCATTGCTCGGGCGGGCTTGGGGCCCTTGCCCATGAGGCAGACCGTCTCCGCCGTTTCCCAGAGTGAGCAGGCGGTGCAGTTCTTATGCCTCCACTTCTTCTTCTTCTTGGGCTTGTCGCTCATCCAGTACCACAACTCCTACCTGCCGAAGGACAGACTCCGTATGTTGTACGAGTGGGCCATTGTACTCGTAACGATAGACCAGCTTCTTGATGCCCGCAGCCATGAGAATCTTCGCGCAGTTCCAGCAAGGGAAGTGCGTGACGTAGATCGTGGCCCCCTCGGTTGCGATGCCATGGCGAGCAGCATGTGCGATCGCGTTCGTTTCCGCGTGGACCGTGCGGATGCAGTGGCCATCAACTTCATGGCATCCAACATCCAAGCAATGGGGCATCCCGGACGGAGACCCGTTGTAGCCTGAAGAAACCATGTGCTTGTCCTTCACCAGGACGGCTCCAACGGATAACCGCTCACAGCTACCCCGAAGGGCAACTGTGGCGGCGATATCCAGGTACATCTTAGTTCGCGAGATGCGACCGTTAGAAGACATCAGCCACATCTTTCTGGAACACGTGCAGTGAGAACATGAAGTGCGAGAACGCCCCGACTTCAAATCCGGTCTGTTCGGCGACGTGACAGAGCAGCTTGGTTGCGAGCCAAGCGTCGTTCTGGAAGTGCGTGGCGAAGTCGCAGCTGCGCATCACGTAGATCATGTTCAGCTTGCCGAGGCGCATCATGAAGTGATAGCCGAGGCTACACGGAACACGATTCCCGCCCGCGGTGCCGATCCGTTCGCCGTCGATCTGGCGGTCCCAGATTGGGATCCAGAGCTGACGGGAAGTGGGCCGCACCTTGATCTCTTCGATGATTCGGGTGATCTGCCCGGCCATCCGCTCGGGGTACGCGTAAGCGAACTCCCCGTCGTGAATGAACTGTTGCCAGTACTCTTCGCGATGTTTCCACGCCTCGCCCGGATTGAGTGGTTGTTCCGAGAGGCGCTCGGCAATCTCCGCGTCTGCCCAGGGTTGTACGGGGTTGAGCTCGTGGATGGTATCCGCCGGCTTGGTCACCGTGTACCCGTACCACATGAGCTCACGCATCAGGTACTGCGCTTCAAGCTCGGGGTTCCCGGCAACCATGATGTCCTGAACGGACGCTGATTGTACCCGAGTTCCCATCTCACCAAGATCTCGCTTGGTGTCCGATACTGCTTCTCCGAAGCCCTCATAGATCCGCATTTGCTGCCTCCTTCTTTTGCTTCGATCTTAGTCTACGCCGCTGCCTCTTCTCGTCGAAGAGCGGAGCGAGCGATAGCTCTGTAATCGGTGTCGATCGCCGTTTGTCGTTCAGGATCCGCTGCCACATCTCGTAATGTCTGCGGAGCCGTTTGAACTTCACACTGGAGAGATCTTTCACGTACCGCTCTCGCCAGTACTCGAAGATGTCCCAGTGGTCCGGCGGTGCCTCTTCTTCTTCGAAGATGTCCCAAAGCCCCATCTGCTCTAGGAATACGGGGAAGAACGTTGCGCTGATACCCACGGAGTCTGCATACCACTGTATACGGAAATCGCTAGGGTCGAATCCGATCCGCTCTCCGATCTCCTTGCAAAGGATATGGAGGAGGCAGCAATCGAGCACCATCACGCGCTGCGCTCCTAACATCCTAGAGATGAATGTGAGGTGTGGGACCTCGCCAACGAACTTGAAGATGAATCCCATGAAGCACGCCCCGCCGCGATGGCCCTTGTTGTCGACCGTCGGGAGTGAGTACCCGAACGAAGGCCAACTCTTCTGAGCATCGCGTTCGATCTCATCCAGCCAAGTTCTCACCTGATCCGGCACGAGGTAGTCGGTCATCAGCTTGTTGAAGCGGAAGCCAACGTAACCCGCATCCTGCCCGATATCAAGATCACACTCAGCAGACTCGACCGTGAACACGTTGTGGAATGAGGAGTGCCTCGCTCCTTGCGCGTAGTCATGACAGTTGTCAGTGTTCCAGAACAGAGCCATGTTGGTCTGCATCCAGAGTTCGCGCAGAGTCTGTGCGTGAATGTTCAGCATCCTAGTAGTTCGTCTCCTGTCGGAACTTGTTCACTTCGCTCTTGCGGAAGTAGTAGCTGAAGATGTCATCCGACTGCATCCCGAACGCCAGGCCCACCGCGAGGAACGCAACTGCTGCATCCGCAAGGTCCCGCAGGTACTGGGGTTTGTCGGTCAGGATCGGAGTCTGCTTCCACGGCTTGCACTTCAGGTTGTTCATGAGCACGCCGAGCTTCCACGTGAAGCAACCCATCATCTGAGCGAACTGAACTCGCGGAGAGCAATTCGCCGTCTCCTTCGTCTCCTCGGTTCGGAACGCGTCTGCAACCAGCCACCACTCGGTGAGCAGGTCGTCGCCCGCCACCTCTTCCCAGCGGTAGTCCAGGTTCTGGCGCATCAACTCGAGAAGCTTCGCTCCCGTGTCCACACCGGACAGGATACAGAGCTCGATGAAGAAGTGAACGCTGTCGGCGAACTCCTCCCACACGTGGTCCTTGCTGTGGCCGAGTGCGTACCGAGCATCAAACGCCTCACCGAGTTCTTCCGACACGCGCCAGGCTTCATCCTTCAACTGGAGCTGATCCGCCGGCACATCCAAGTCGACCGGACAGTTCTCGGACTGGCGAAGTCCAGTGCCCACCTCGATCGGGATGTACTTGCGAATGAGTTCTCTTTGCCGGGCGAAGATCATTTCCAAGCGGTCGTCGCCGTCCTGCACTACGGGTTCTTTGTAGTCGTGAATGTTCACGCTATCGTCCTCCTGTCTCTAGGTTCCGGCCCAGCCTGCGTTTGCCCCAGCTCTGGATCCGATCCAGTAGTTCCTCCACGTCGTTCCGTGCCCAGTCGTACACCGCAACCTCGCTGAAAGTCTTCGTACGTGCGCGGTCCATTACTAGAGTGCGGTACCGCCGGCGTACTAGCATCAGCGTCTCCTGCGCCTTCGCCGGCGGAACCATCTGCTCCCGCTCGGCGTATGTCTCCATGATCCTCTCCATCGGCCTGTGGGCCAGGACCACGAAGACCGGTCCCGCCGCTGCCGCTCGATCCAGCAACCTGATGTCAACTTGACTGAAGCTGTTCGTCCCCCGCACTACAGGCCCGTAGGCCAACTCCGCGAGATAGAACCGATCCATGACCGCTACTCCAACGGCGTCGTCGCTCCCGATCATGTGTTTGATGTTCCAGGCCCGAAGCTTCCGAGAATCGCAAGGCCCGATCGAGTGAGTGTAGTAGCACGAGCACATGAAGCGCGACATGATTTGACGCGCTAGCGTTGACTTGCCCGTGTTGTCGATTCCAGTGACAATGATTGCTGCCATTCTACCCCCTTGGGATCTTGTTGAAGCGATTGATCAAGTGCTCGTCCTGGAGGCAGCACTTCTTGAACTTCTTCCCCGATCCACACGGGCAGGGTTCGTTCCGGCCTGGGAGCTTGCCTCCACGAGCCTTGAGTCCTTTGCTGAAAGCTATCTGTCGGATGGGTCCGGCCATGTTGCCCTCCTTCGAAATGATTCTACCCTACTCGAGCTCTGTCTCATCCCCGACAAGGAACCTCTTGACCCGAGCTCTGTCCACCTTGTCTCCACGTCCGCACATCACCTCCGCTATGGCCTTCTTGTCCTTCAACATGCTGTAGATCCCGTAGTCGATTGTGCCCCTCATCAGCAGGTACTGGTAGAGCACCGGGTTCTTCTGACCCACTCGGTGGAGCCGGTCCTGGGCCTGCTTGAAGTCGCCGTAGTTGTATGTCATCGAAGTGAAGATCGCCACCGACGCGGCGGTCAGTGTGATCCCCAAGGAGCCTGCTTGATACTGAGCGATGAAGACCTTGCGGTCTCCCTTCTGGAACAGGTCGATCTCCTCCTGCCGCTGGTCGGATGGAATCGAGCCCATCATGACCGACGGCGTCGTGTCGAACTCTTCCATGCACATCTCGATCAGGCGCTCGATCTCCCAGATGAAGCGGCAGAAGATTACGACCTTCTGGTCTGATTCGACGATCCACTCGTACAGGAGCTCACGCATCGCTCTCATCTTCTCGTCGCCAAGCGTTCTGAGCTCGTCGCCCTCGGTCTTCGCGAATCCGCTTGTGATCTGACAGAGGCGGAGGGATCGAGCAAGGACGTTGGCGGCAGTCACGATCTCGCCAGAGTCCAGTTCGATCAACAGTTCGTCCACCATCTTGTCGTACATGCGTTTCGTGTTGCCTGTCGCCTCCACCGGCACAACCTGGAATCTCTGTGGCGGCAAGTCGGGAAGAACCTCCGCCCGCGACATGATGACCGAGTGGCGCTTGATGATTGCACTGAGCTCGTCCATGTGCCGCCAGCCAATGGGCTGCCGACCCTGGAACCCGCCCCACACCACGTAGTAGTCCTTGAAATCGGAGAACCGAGTACCGGTCTCCTCCGGCGCCACCATCCGCATCTGGCTGAACACGTCGAGCGGATTCTTCGTGATCAGAGTTCCCGTCAGCATCAGCACCTCGGGTACATTGCGACCGAGTGCGTACGCTGCCTTGGTTCGCTTCGCGTTCGGGGTCTTGATGAGATGGCACTCGTCGAAGATGAGGATGTCGGGAGCGAACCGGCCAATGGCTTCGCGCATCTTCAACAGCATGTCATAGTTGATAACCGCGATCTTCGTTCGCCGAGTCTTGCTCCTGTGAAGCTCTAAGAGGGCGTTCAAACGCGTTTGGAATGACCCTGAGGTGAGCTTCACCAGGTCGTACTCATAAGGGCAATTAGCAGCCCATTCGTTTTCCCAGACGCCCGCGACGCTCAGGGGGCAGACCACAACTACGCGAATCGGCCTGCTCCACTTGAGTTCACGGCAGCCGCAGTAGTCGACCGCGATCTTCGTCTTCCCCAGCCCAGGTTCGAGCAACAGAGCAGTGCGCGTGCGCCGGAGTAACCGACGCAGCGCCCGCTTCTGATACTTGAACGGAGGGAGCTTAGAGAAGTATTTCCGCCCCATTCTTTCGCACCTCCTCGACCAGGTCGACCACAGCCATCCGTTCGACCACAACTTTCCAATCTCCAACGGAAGCGGCCACCCAAGCATCGAACACGCACTGATCTTCCATCCGGGCAAGAAGGCGGAGAAGCTTCTCCTCCGGGAATACATTCTCAGTGAGGAGGGTGGTAATCCTCGACTGCCATCTCGACATTGATGAGTATCCCACGTGGGGAGTGGTGGGATCCTGGCGTTTCTTCTTCCCCTCTTCTTTCTTCTCGGCCATTACCTCATCGCCTCGCTGTTCTTGATGTACTCAGCTGCCTGCTCCACCGTCAACCCGCGATCGAACATGTTGCCGTAGTCGTAACCGCTTAGCTCGTTCATTCCGGCTCCCACGCGGGCCGTTAGCGCGTCATCCAGTCGATCCTTCCAGCGGATCCACTCGGCTCGATCGCGTGGCTGCTTCCTTCTCTGCACCGTCTTCCTGTGCGTGGCCATTAGCTCTGCCCCCTCTTCACCTTCTTGGAGCTCTTCTTCTTCGCCTTGACTGGGCCGTGTCCCTTCTTGTAGACCGAGAAGGCAGCTCCGATCTTCTGCGCGGAGAACTCATCCTCGGTCAACGGGATCGGGTGGTAGACGAAGTTGAATCGGCTCGTCCAGTCGTCCATGTCTATGATCTGTGCGATGTAGGGCTTCCACGCCTTGCGGGGGATGGGATGGTTCGAGTTCTCGCCGGTGAGGTGGACTTCGAGGATGTGGTGGGTCTCGAGGTCGATCTTCATGATGGCAACCTTGGTGAGTGTGGTAGCATCGCCGTGCCGGGAGACGATGACTTTGCGGTAAGCGATTCCCGACTCCGATTCTTCCTCGAGCGGAATCTGGGGGTTGTCATCCACGATGGGTTCTGGCCCCTTCTTCTTCTTCCGCGCCCGCTTGCTCGGCGGGGGCGGCCCCTCAGGGAGCCAGAGCTCGATCCCCTTGGGCTCGGTTGGTGCGGGCACTGCACCCTCACACCAGAGCTCCTGCTTCTGGAAGTACGCGAACAGCCTCTTCGCTTGCTTGGCAGAACCACAGGTGATGATGAGATGTTGGGTCTCCTGGTCGACTACCGTCTGGATGGCGGTGTCGATGATTTCCTTCGAGAGAGCCTTCCGCGCCAGCTTCCGGACTCGTCCCGCGAGTAGTTGTGCTTCGGTCTTGGCCATGCTTCTTCAACCTCCCTTATTGCGAATCATACCCCATCTTGCCAGTGCTACTCCAGAGAACTCGTTTCCGACGATGTAAGCGATCATGTCGTCGGGCTCCGTGACGAAGGAGCTCAGCTCTGGTTCTCCCGCTTGGCGCATTACTTGTTGGGCTTGGTAGTTCAGTTCCTGGACGCTTACCGAGCGCAGCTCCTCGATCCGCGTTTGGATCGTGTGGAGCTGGGCGAAGAATTGCTTCCTGTCCTCGGGTGCAGTTCGGGCCATGTTCTCAACCTCCCCGGGGGAAGGGGCCTAAGCCCCCTCCTCCGCGATTTCGAAGCCGTGGAAGATACCCTGCGCGTATGCGTCTCGGTTATCCTCGATCCAGACGACCAGCTCGTAGTACTCCTCGCGGTTCGCGATGAACTGAACCCCGTTCCTGTCCAGCATGTTGATCTCGCCGCTCTGGCGGATAGCCTCCAGTTGTTGGTGAACCTTAGCTGGTACCTGTACTGCCATCTTCAACCTCCTGTGCGCGGGCCGCGCCGCGGATCCCGTGGATGATGTTCTCCAGCCTCTCGATCTCCACTTGGAGTTGAGCGACTCGTGGTTGAATCTCGTCGTGTAGGTCGGCTACTCCCTCCTTCCACTCGTGGATGTCTCCAAGGAGGTAGTCCATCGAGTTCTCCAGGGTCGTTGCGTTGTACTCGCCCAGTGGGCCATCTGGTTTCGCGTTGTCGTCGAGCGGGTCGAAGCTCACTGCCTCGAAGTTGAGTGTCCCGATGAAGTCGCACTGGGTACACTCCAGGTTCAGGCAGAAGAACTGGTCGACTCGGTCGGCCTCGTACTCCGCGAGCTCTGCCCCACACTTGGGGCAGGCTCGATTGTGTGCGAGTATGAAGAGTTCTCGGTAGTTCACCGTTAGCTCCCCTTCGTAACCTGTCGCATCTTCTTGTAGGTTTCTTCGCCGAAGGCCGTTTGGACCGCTGTGCGGAAGCCGAGGAGTTGAGCGTATGCCCGGGTCTCGCCGTCGCTGAACTCGACCTTGGAGATGATTCCCGTCTTGGGGTCGCTGACTCGGATGTGGTCGGCGGCCGAGAAGAGGTTCACAGTTCGCTCTCCGCGGAAGGTAGCCTTCGGGGAGGCCAGTCCGTCGATGGGGAGTTCGCCGTTGCTCAGGAAGAGCCGGGTGCGGTTGAGCTCGCGCTCGAACCTTCGCTGTCGTTTGGTCCTCGTTGTTGCTTCTTTGGTTGTAGCCATGTTTTCAACCTCCGATGTTAGATACATTGATTCTACCACGATTTCCTTTCGGCGTATACAGCTGCGGGGGTGATGCTCGTCACGTTTGTTGAAGATACAAATTCCGGTTGTCTCGCCATCCTGTACCCCCCTTGGCTACAGGGTTACGCCGTGTAGGGCGAGGAAGTGGTCCAACTGAGTGTCGGGAATGTTCATGTAGTAGCCAAGTTCCTCGTGACTGAGGTTCTTCGCCATCCCCCTCTGGAGTTGTCGGGCCGAAGCCGGGCCTTCCGTGATCTTCGCCGAATACTCCAGGTTGAAGGTCGAGCCGAGCTCTAGGTCCACCTTGATTCCACTGGATGAGTTGACCGAGCGGAACTCGCGGCCCATTTCGATCTTCGAGTACCGACCGTCCGGGCGGCTGATGTACAGCGCGTTCTCGACCCACCCCCAGAAGATGATGGTTCCGAGCGTCTGCGCTCCGCGCCTTCCATCGTCTCGAGCCTTCTTGGTGTGGTGGACCAACACGAGTGCGGTGTCCTGCGATCGAGCGAGAAAGCTCAACCAGTCCAACGCCGGCTGAACTTCGCGAGCCTCGTTGAAGTTCACTGTCGGGAAGAGTCGGTACCAGGGGTCGAAGATTACGAGTTCGGGTTCGACCTTCGTGGCTATCATCCGCTCCATGAACGCCTGGTCCTTATCTCGGCCGAGATCGAGCGGCCCGGTGTAGAACCAGATCGGCGGTCGCTTCTCGGGCTCGAACACGATTCCCTTCTCAGTGTGTCTGATCTTGCCGAGAAGTCCTCGGCTCGCTAGGATCTTGGAGACCCGAGCCTTCAAGCTCTCGATCGTGTCCTCTCGTGCCACAAGCATGACAGGCCCGTCAACCAAGGTTGTGAAGTGACCGAGGAACGGCGTGCCTGATGCGACTGACACAGCGAGATCCATCATCAGGTATGACTTGAACGACTTCGGAGGCGCAGAGACCAATCCGTACGCGCCCTTCTGCCAGATGTTGTGCACGAGCCACTCCGGTGGTTGGAACTCACCGGTCATGACATCCTCAAGTGAGAACAGGCTTTCGAGTAGTGCTTGCTCCCTAACTGCTTCCCGATCTTGGTGTAACTCTGACATCTTTGCCCTCCACGACCAGATCCCTCATCTTCTCGAACGTGATGCTAGCTATCGTCCCGTCCGCACTGGGGTCTGGACAGTCCCATAATACCGCAACCATGTCCCGGTACTTCTTCCACCGGGGACCGCGCTTGAACTTCTCCAACGTGGCGTGGCTCATGACCGTTCCGCGTCGGGAACGATCCTTGATCAACTGGACTCTAAGTCCGGTGAGTACTTGGCGACCACCTTGTTCGCCTCTTGCCATAGCCTGAGCTCTCCATCCGTCCGCTCCTCGTACTTCGACCGGGCCATCGGCGTGTTTCGTACGAGGTTGTAGACCTGCAGGGCTGTGAACCCTGCGAGTGCAAGCATCTTCTCCAACTCCCAGATCCGAGCGGAGCGGTCATCAACCAAGTGTGGTTCCGCTCGCAGGAGATGGCGCCCTCGGCCGTTCAGGCGTTTCCTCGCATCCTTCACGAGTGCTCGATACACCGGCTCACTGAGAACCGGAGCTCCACGCCTGAGCAGCACTACGTTTTCATCAGTTCCGGGGAAATCTCTCGGATCGTACACGCGATCGAGATCGGCGTCCACAACGTGGACCTTCGGCGCCGGATCGTACTTGAAGTTGTACGAGCCCGGCACGCGAAGCACTTGAGTGAGATCCCATCCTCCGGGGTCGAAGCCATTCAAATCAGCGAGATGCTTGTTGATGCCTGCGACCCGAGGGGGTGACACCTCAGCGGTTAGCATCCAGTACGCGTGATGACGACCGGGGCTGCTCTCCACCAGGATTGTGGGTTCGGGATCGAACGGGAGCGGTGCTTCGTCACAGTCAGCGAACGCGACGCTCGAGCCTTGCACGTTGGGAATCAGCCGGCGTCGGTTCTTGAAGAGAAGCGGGCAGAAGTACAGGTCGTGTCGCATTTCGACTTCCATCCGCATGCGGTCTCGAAGTGTGGTCCAGTCGGTTGGCCATTCAATGGAGTACTCGCGCCAGTAGTGAGAAGGGAGGCGGGCTGGAAAGTGCGCCCAGCCCGTCCCCTGTAGTATGGCATCGAGGAAATGCCTAGTCTTCATCCTCCTCCTCGAGGTCTTCTTCATCCTCGGGGTCCTCGTCCTCTTCGTCGGAATCATCGAGGTCTTCCTCCTCCTCGATCTCCTCCTCCTCGGAGTCCTCGGCCTCCTCGTCGAGCTCCTCCTCGGGCGCCGCTGGTTCGTCCTCAGGGGCGGATAGGGCTTCGCCCTCCGCGTTCAGGATTGTGACCTGATCCTCCACACCCAAGAAGACCGCGATGTCCTGAAGAGCTTCCGCGGGAGTCTCGTGTTCCGTGGCGACATCAACCTTGGCGCCGTCGACATACCGAACAACGGAGAGAGGGCCGGAGCCCTCCCTCTGTACTACCTTGGCGAGGAGGTTACTCATCCTCGTCCTCGTCTTCGTCGTCCTCGAACTCGTCGTCGTCTTCTTCGAGTTCGTCCTCATCCTCTTCTTCCTCGTCCTCGTCTTCCTCTTCCGGCTCGTCCGGAGCGCGCTGATCCGCGATCTTGAGGAGTGCGACTTCGAGGTCGGCCGGAGTGACAGTGGACTGTTTCCGTGCCGTGGTTGCCGCGCCAGCTTCAAGCAGAAGCTGTTCGACCAGTGTGTCGAGCGCGAGGCGGAGTGCCCTGGCCATGCGCCAACCCTTGCCGGAGAGCAGAGCTCGGACCTTCTTCTTCGTGATCAGGCCGGGACCCGTGTAGGGCTCTCGGGGTTTGCGCGTTCGCTTCTTGGAAGCGGCCTTCTTGGCCGTGCTCTTCTTCGGAGCGGCCTTCTTGGTTGCGGGCTTCTTCGCCGTCGGCTTCTTGGCCGCAGGCTTCTTCGCTGCGGGCTTCTTCGCGGTACTCTTCTTCTTGCTGTCAGCCATTGTGCTGACCTCCTTCTGTAGCGCCTGAAGCGCCCTCGTTAGGTTGTGGGGTTTTGCCCCCGTGTCGGCGGAGGGCGGATGAAGAGTCGATTGCTCGTCGTGTTTTCTTCATGTAGGATGCCCTCCTTTGTACCGGCATTATACCACAACTCCAGCTCTTCTCTCAGCTTTCTTCGGAGCTGTCCTGAAGCGCCCTAGCCAAGGCTAGTTGGCCGAGTCGGTCTGCGAGGACCGTCGCCGAAACGCGCGCTTGGAGGATCTGCTGGAGCTCGTCGATTGGGAGGAACGGCGCCGCATGTTCGCGTCGCTTCGCTGCCTCGTTGACCTCGTGGATGAACTCCACCGGAGGCACGCCCGGGTAATACGGGTAACTTTCCGTGCCCCCTCGCGCGCCCATTCCTTTGGTAAGGAAGCGGAGCGCTGGGATCTGGCGGTCGACGGCGCCGCGGAATGTGCGACGCAGTTCACGAGTTTCCTCGGTCGACATACCGAGCGGGTAGGCCTCCACGCGGAAGCGATCCGCATCGTCCTCATCGAAGATGACCGAGAAACTCCACTTGCCTGCCAACGCCACCAACATCGTGAGCACCCAAGGATAGGCGCCCACACGAGTCATGTCGCCGATCATTCGGCTGATGTTCTCGTGTGAGTCCTCCAGCAGGTTCTCGACGGCCAACGGTTGAATGTTCACATCACCGATCATTCGGCCTCCTTCTGCTTGATTCCCCAGGCCTGGAGCTCCCCCTCTGTGGCCTGCCATTTCCCCGCCCGGAGAAGGCGAGCCATTGTACAGTAGATGGCGATATCCGCCCACGTGTCTTCCACGTTCTCGCACTTGAGCTCCCGGCCCTGCCGGAAGTGCGAGACCAAGCGCGAGAACTTGTCGGCGAGTCGGACGAAGATTCCTTCCTCACCGCCGATCAGGATGTTCAGCGAGCTGTAGTCGTGTTGCTTCCTGGAGAATAGCTCGAGCTGCTCAATGAACAACCAAGCCATCTCCCTCGTCTTCGACTCTTCCGGGAACTCGATGTGTTCTGTGATTGCAGGCCAGACCTGCTCATCGAACTGCTTACGCGTCAAGCTCACGGTTTCACCAACTTCGTATCCGGAGTCTCGATCGGCGGCGGCGCCATCTCTTCATGCGCGTTCGCCACAAGGGCGACACCGAACGTCATCAGCATCGTGCCGTCAGACCGGAGGATGTTCAAGAACGGGCCTTGGTTGAAGATGCTTTCCAGCTCCTCGCCCTTGACCTCCGCGACGACCGAGCCATCGCCGTTGAGCAACTTGACATCGTCGATCTTCATCTGCTTCTCCGGGCCTGCCGGATGCGGGATGGCCCCGCCGGGTGTCCTGCTCACTGTGTACCTCCCATCAAGTTGTGGAACGACTGGTGGAGCGAGCTCGGGTCGATGTCCGCGTTGAACAACAGCTTGTCATGCGGACGCGGGAACGCCAGGCCGTGCCTGTAGACCTGAGTCATGAAGCCCTCCAAGATGTAGCCGTCCTCGCCAAGATCCTCAACGACCGCGACCGTGAAAACGCCGGCCGTGATGAAGCTCGCGGAATCGTCTTGCGCGAAACCCAAGAGCATGTCGGGAACGTTGTTTGGATCGTAGCCCTCAGCAACGTCGTCACGAGCTACGCGAAGCAACACGTAGTCGCCGATCGTTGCACGCCGAATCGTCAATGACTGGTGGAATCCACGGAGCTCGCCGGTGTTCAGCAGGACCGTGTCCATCCCTCCGCCAGGTGCATCTTTCATTTCCATCCTCCTCGTAGTGCGTGAATGACCATGCCCCAGAGCGCGATGCTCAGGGCGTAGAAGCCAACGGTGAATTGTATCAGGCTCCAACTGAGCCAGGTGCCCTCAACCCAGGCGCCGATGAAGTAGAATCCGACGAGAAGCGCGATCAGGAACATGGCGCCTCCAGGTCGTTCTCGTACACGTAGTGCATCTTCCATTCCATCCCCGCGGGCCAGTGATACTTCGCCAGGATCTGCCGAGTGTGTTTGTCGATCACTTGGATCCCCCGGTAATCTGCAACCCAGCCCTGGTCCTCCCCGATCTCAATCCAGACCGTCTGGTCCTTGTAGTTCCGCATCGCCTGCATGTCACGGAGCTCTACGCTGATTCCAACTAACCGTCCGCGTTTCCGCTTGCGCCGTCTGAACATTGCTGCCTCCTTTCATACTCGCGGTATTCGTTGATGTCAAGATCGGGCCCGCGCTCTTCGACCGTCATCTGCCACGGCTTGAGCTTGTGTTCCAGGTACCAAGCCGCGATCTTCAACGCGTTCTTCCTCGTTTGCTTGTGGACGTGCATGAGTTGGTCGATCAAGCGCATGCCGATCTCGAACCCTTGAACGAGTCCTTCCTTCATTGCAGCCACTCCACCTACCTTCCACTTCGCTGCGAGCTTCAACATCGGGAACTGATCTGGGTACCCCCACATGATGTGCTCTTCCAGCCATCGCCGATGCTCGTACGTGAAGAACTGGATCGGCATCTGGCGAGGGGTGTAGACTAGTTGCCCAGCCTGCAGATCCACAATCAGGGCCAACGGGTCGATGTCCAACCGGTCGTCCCCCTCCAGGCCCAGTATAGGTTGCACGCCTTCACCTGGGCGATGAAGAAGCATCAAGTGACCGACTCGCCCCTCGAAGGTGTCGATGCCCCTCTTGATCTCGCCGGGGCTAATTATCGCGTAGAGCCCAGGCATCAAGCAGCCTTCATGCTCTTGTGGATGAACTTGGTTTCCCCGAAGGTCACAGATTTCCATCCGCCCCGGGGTCCGAACTCTTCGTCAGTGATCTCGCCGTACTGAGCGATGGCCTCCTCGCGTGTCAGTCGGCGTTCGACAACGCCCCAAGACCCCATGCGGATGCAGACCAGGTCGGCACCCACCTCTGCGCGCAACTCGGCAAAGCGTTGGTCTCCCAGGTGTTCGGTGATCGGGCGGCCCCACGCTATGGGTTTGCCACTCCAACCGTCGCAGAGCAGGACTTGTGATTCTCCTAGTACAGATTCAAAACGGGTCAGGTCAGACATGGGGAACTCCTTGTATGGTGAGGTCGATTTCGAGCTTCGGATTCGGGCTGAACAGCGTCGGTTGCTGGAGATTGAGTTGGAACCTCTCACAGAGCTGATCCCCAGGCAGCATCCAGACAAGCTCGAGCTGTGGGCCAAGTTCCGGCACCCTCAGTTCTTCAGCCAGTGCTTCGAGCAACTCCACGACTCGTTCACGTTTCACGGTATGGCCGATGTAGTCAGGCTCCACCTGAACTTTGGGGATATCGCACCACCACTCGATGTTGGATTCAATGATCTTATGTGAAGACGCCCATCGCCAGTAGCCGCCGTGATCTGCGGTGTACCTCGCTACGATCGGGGTCGTCAGCGTATCTTCGGGGTTGTCTCCCGGGACGACCATGTTGGGCAAGAGCACCCACACGCGCCGGTCGTCTTCAGGTAGTCGTTGACTAGTCGGAATCATCCTTGCGACGATGCTTGGCATTGCGCCCTCCCTTCCGCTTGTCGATCTTCTTGATCTCGCAGACTGCGAACACGTGAGCCAGGTGCTTCTCGAACTCGGCCATGACTTCCCTGCCTGTGGCACGTGAGTATCCCCGGCGCGGTAAGCTCTTCGGGAACTCGCCATCATCCCAGAACCCAATGCCGACCTTGCCGGAGGCTGCGATCTCCATGTGCTCGAGGATCGTATCCCAGTCTTCGCCCTTCACCATCTTCTTCGTGCGCTTCAGACGACCGTTCACGTAGAACGCCCGCTTCTTCGTGTGTAGATTCGTGAGTACAGTGATCAACCTCATGTGTCGTAGTCCTCCTCTACTGGGGCCATCTCGCCCTTCTCCGGTGCTTCGGGTACCCACTCGTGTTCCGGATCCTCGACGAAGATCAGCGATGTGGTGGGAACCGTGTTGCGGAACATCTGCGTCGTCTTGACCAGCCAGCCTCCGGGAACCTTCATGCGGTTCGTGTACTTACCGATCCGCTCCCAGAGAATCGGTGGTGCTGGCTTCCTATCTTTCCGAGGCATCTTGCACCGGCGGTTTGGAAAGTAGCCACTCGGGGTGCTCTGCATCGTGAAGGATGGAGTCGCAGAACAGCCGCCATTGCGGAAGCCTGTGAGTCAGGCGCTGCCTGATCATTCGCTGAAGGGCCATGTAGTTCGTGCACACGATACGCCGCTGGAGGAAGGACTCCGGCAACGCGACCTTCAGTCTTTCCCAATCTCCCTCTTGCCGCAAGCGCTCGAGATGAGCGATGTAACTGAGGGGCAAGGAGTACTCGAACATGCTGTTCGTGATTTCTTCATCGGTGATCGTGTGCATTGTCGACTCGCTCTGCTTGGTGACTCCGACTCGGTAGGTGTCGAACTCCTGCCACCAGTAGCGGGGCGCTTTGATATCGACCCACACGACGATGCTCTCCAGGAACTTGTTGTGGCCATCACCCTTGTAGGCGAGGCGGTCGGCGACGGGTCTCATCTTCGCGAGGAGTTCCTCGTCGCTGCTGAGTTTCTTGTGTTGGCCATGACTGAGCGAAAGCCCAAACAGGGCGGGCACTAGGCCGTGCTCAGCTATGATTCGTACTCGCATACTTCCTCCCTTTGCTGGTCAACCGGAAGGCATCATCAATCAACTGGTGGTGCTTGAGTTTGAGGATGGTGGCCTTCTTGATTCGCTGGATGGGTGCGCCCGTGCCGGGGAGACACGCGAAGTAATCTTTCCGCCGGCGCTCGATGACTCTTTGACCTGTTGATAGGTCTAACAGGATCTTCCGTTCTACGGCCCGTAGTTGTACTTCTGCCATTGACAGCTCCTCCTTTGAAAGGTTGGTACGTACATTATATATGCCCCGGAAGGCGTTACAGAAGCCAGCCCCCTAATCATCGAGGGGGCTGCTTCCGGCGCGGTAGTAGTGGGCATGGCCGACCCACTGACTGGAGGGCTGTCGAACCATCATATCGGAGGTCGGGTAGTCTTCCCAACTAGCGGCGATTTCGTCGCTTAGATGCCTGAGCAGCCTTCCGCTTCTTCTTCTTCGACTTGTTTGCTCTGTGATTGGGATTGGATTGCGGGAAGTAATTGCGCTGGGGCTGGCGCTTGACGCGCGGCTCGGCGAAGGCGTTTGGCCCCATCCCGAGACCGAGGGCAAGGCTTAGCCCGGATCGGCGCATGTTGGAGTGCGTGGTGCGATCCTCAACAAGCGACATCAAGTCGGCCATTTCCTGTTGGGGCGTGCGTTGTTCGTTCACCAGACGACCCCCGGATGCTGTTGATAGTATGGGTAGAACGGGTTGTACGGATGACAGCTGTATGGGTACGGTCGCCACGGCGGGCGGTAACAGTAGACTTGTCCCGGCGGGCAAGGGGCGGGGGGCACCCAGTACGTAACTGTACCGGGCGCCTCCACCGAAACCGACAGGACGGGAGTCACTTCAAGTGCCACACACATCGCGAGTGAAGCTGCGAGTATGATCAGTGCCAATAGCTCTTTCATGGTGTTATCCCTCCACCAATACTATAGGCTACTCGGACTCGAGTAACTCCCTGCCGCGGATTTCCGTAACGTCTTCGAGATTGATCGGCCATACCGAGGCACGACCCTGGCCCTTGCTCCAGAACGTCATCATCTGCTGAGCGAGCGATCGCTGGTGCAGACCGTACTGGGCGTACTGAGAGTGCCCAACCAGCGGGGGGTTGATGACGGTTTCCCCTTCGAGGATCCCCCAGTGATGCCAGTGGCCCATCTGCATGAAGTCGAAGGACTCGGTCGTGCGATGGCGCGTTCGGATCTCCTTGTTGACGGCGCTGATGATTCCGAAGTACGGGATCGAGTGCGTCCGCCTACACATGTCGCCATGAGTCAGCGCGTTCCGCCAGCCGAGGACATCGACCACTCGCACTTTGGAGCGCGGGATATCCCACTGGATCCGGGCGTCGTCCGCGGTCATCTCCTTAGCGATGTAGTGCATGGATGTGTCCCAGTTGCGATCCGCGGTCATCTTGCTGACGGGCTTGTTCGTGTTGCGACCGTGGTTGCCTGCCATTCCAACAACGCGGACCTCTTCGAAGTGTGCGGATAGCTGAAGCAGGAACTTGGAGAAGACCCGCGAGACCCACGGCAGGGCCATCGGTAGCGGCATCGAAGATCCCCAGGATGACTCATCTGGGTGGATCTCTCCCATGAACCAGTCACCGAGCGACCACACATGTAGAGTGTGGATCTCGTGGTTCATGCGCATGATGTCGGTGAGCTGAAGAACCTTCTTGGCCAGCAACTCCATACGTGCCTCGAATACTTCGGGGCTGTAGGCCGCCATGCCTTCAAGCTCTTCAGCATCCACAACCTCATCCGCGTGCGCATCACACACGACGATGCTCGGCTGGAGTTCCGTGATCGGGCGTTCAGCGATGGTGATTGGCTGTGGCTCGTAGACCGGGAGCTGGGGGATGGATGATTGAATGAGCTCGAACAAGCGCTCGTCCGTCCCGACTCGGTCCTTCAGTCGTTTGATCTCGTTCTGTGCCTCATTGAGGCGCTTCCCCAGAGCTACTAGTTGTGGCTCCGGATCCGATTTCTCGAGCATCTCCTGTTTGGACTTACCTTCAGTCACGGGGGTTCCCCCTTAGGATGTACTCCAGGAAAGACAGGCCAGACCTGCACCTATCAGTGCAACTGGAGCTAACAGGATACTGAGGATGACCAGTACCCAGACCGTGCCCTCATCCAACATTACTCCTCCTCGTCTAACTTGTACGCGTTGGGGTTCTCCGCTAGGATCTCGTCGCGAGATTCGGGATCAGTCCACCAGATATCCTTGCCGATGCGGAACTGGTACTTGAGCCAGCCCTCATCGGGATCGCGCGCTAGATGTTGGAAGTCCTTCCGAGCGCCGGACAGGCCGATCGACTTGCAGACCTCCCAATCAGAGTAGAACCGGCCCTTGGTGATGACCTCAGGGATCCGGCTCATTCGATCTTGGGCTCTCGCGATCGGATCGTGTCGACGCATGAACTCGGCCTTCGAGAGGCCGGGCTGGTTGCGCTTCGTCTTCGTCTGCACTTGACCGGGAGGCGGTGGCGATCCGCCGGCGTCCTCCAGTTTCAAGCGGTCGTTGAAGGTCGAGACATGTAGGCCAAGTTCCCGTGCTGCCTGGGCTTTGACCCCGCCCGCCTTCTCCAGTGCTTCTCTGTATTGGCCCATGGGCCCTCCTTAGTTAGTAGGGTGTGCGCCCGTACCCCCTGCTATCCGTCCGAGTTATCCTCGGACTCCTCCTCACCCTCCTGCTCTTCGGAGGCATCATAGTCGTCAACCTGGTCGACAGCTTCCCAGAGCTCGTCCGCGGTCAACTCATTGAAGGCAGTACGCGTCGCCTCCGCGAATTGGTCCAGATCGGTGGGCTCGTTGTTCTCGTCGACTTCTACAGCAGGCACCAGCAAAGTTAGGGTGACCTCTAGGTTCTTCACGACTTCCTCCTTATTACTCAAGGACACGGGACCGCCCCGCGTCACGGCCATTATACCATATCGGGAAGTGTTTGAAGATTCAGAGACAACAGGCGGGCCTATCCCATACTGCAGGTAGACAGGCCGTCAGGCCAGGTCTCTACTATAGATATACATACCTGTCTACCTACAGTGATATAGGGCCCTCAGTTGTCCCTGTTGGAGGCTCTTGAAACGAACTGTTTGCCCGGACAAATGAGACGTGGGTGGTGGACGTAATTCGGGGTGTCATCCCATGTGGCATTTCGGAGTAATCTGCGAAGCGGACCTTTCCGATTGATCCCGGGGATCCGTGCTCTGACGGTTGTTGGGGGCAAGTGCTGTGATAGCTTGTTCATGATACTCAATTATACACCATCTCGGGGAGGGCAGGGCTTATGTAAGTACCTATGCCCAGGGCAGGGCTAAGGTGCCCTGTACGGGATCGGAAATCGTACGCGCGGCACGTACAAGTTGGGATCGGGTTGACTTGAAGATAGGATGATACCACTATGGCACGTAACGTACGAATGGCAGAGAGGGTAGCCCTTCTGAAGTACGTGCTTGGGGGCATGACTCCGGAAGCCGCCGCAGAACGAGTGGCCAACGAGGTCGATTCAGAGAACGTAACCAAGGAGCGAATGATCTCGCAGTGGGACCAGCGAGAGAAATGGATCAACAAAGCACTCCACGCTCCGACCGGTCACAGCATCTGGCTTGAGTACCTGCTCTCGAAGCACGTCCGCCGAGAAGAGATCCAGCACTTGATCGACATGGCACTCGATGATGACGAGAAGCCGAAGCTTGCTTTCGCTCTAGAGTGTATCATGGCCAAAGCCAGTCTAGACCAGCAGATGCTCGATGCTGCTGTGAAGATTGGGGCATTGGCTTCGAATTCCGGATCTGCCGGCGATGGTGATGGGCTTGATGGCGTGTATGAAGCGATGTCGAAAGCTGACAAGCGAACCGCGCTGAGATCAGCGAAGAAGATCCTCGCGAAGCAGATCAAGAGTCTGGATGACAATGAAGAACCCGCTGAAGATCCTAGCTAACGCTCGAGGGCTATCCTTCGAGGACTACTTCGAGCACATCTTCGTGTTCGGGTACGAGCTTGTGGAAGGCCAGTTCCTGATGGGCGCCCACATCCGAGAATGGACCAACCGCCTAGAGCACTCGGATTTCACTTCCACCATCTCGGCTCGTGACCACTCGAAATCTACAACCCTCAGGGCCTACATCGGGTGGCGCCTGCATCAACTGGAAGAGTTCGAGCGGAACCTGGAGCTGTTCTACTTCTCGTACACGGTCGGCGGTGCTCGCGAACACCTGATCAAAGCGAAGAGATACATCGAGTCCAATCCTATTATGATGGCTCGATTCGAGTCACTATCGGACGCAGCTTCAGTGCTCGACTTCAAGGACAAGAAGACTGGTTTGCGCTTCACTGCTACACCGCACGGGATTGCTACCTTCAAACGAGGACTTCACGGAGACGTAATCATCTGCGACGACATCCTCCGCGATCCCGCCCACGAGCTGGACATGACCCAGATCACTAAGGTAACGCGTGTCGTACGAGAAGAGATCTTGGGGGGTATCATCCGACCGGAGACCGGAGTCTTCCACCTGATGGGTACGTCGATGTCGAAGAACGACGTGTTCTGGGACCTGAAAGAGCTGGAAGAATTCGACTGGCAGATCTACCCTTGCTGGGATGCAGAGCAGAACCCGCTTTGGCCGGAGAGGTACAGCACGAAGTTCCTACGGAAGAAGCGACGCACGCTCGGTCGGTTCGCCTTTGCTAAGGAATGGGAAGCCGTTCCAGTTCAGACCGCAGACACCTATCTGGACGTCGATATGGTAGACGAGGCAATCGGTCCTCAGCTCCCCGAAGGTGTGGATCCGATGTGGCCGGTCTATGCAGCGATTGACATCGGGAAGAAACGACACCCGAGCTTCTACACTGAGTTCGCACTCGACCTGGAAGGCCGGCGTATGATCCAGATTCACAAGCGCTGGTTCGACGGGTGGGACTACAATCGCCAGAAGGAGTACGCGAAGGAGCGAGCAGCCCATCACAAGGGGCGTTGGAAGAAGTTCTGGTTCGATAACACCGACCGTGCTTTCGAGAGTTTCCTTGAGGCAGGAGATCTGCCACCGCACGCTTCCCCGGTTGTGTTCAGCGGTTCGAAGAATCGAGCAATGGCTACGGCACTGGACATTGTCCTCACGAATGGTCAGATCGAGTTGAGGAAGGACATCTGGCCGAAATTCGACAAGCAAGACCGCCAACGTGAACAGATGCTCGCGGTCAACTCATCACTCCAAGCCTCGGCAACCAAGCTCGGCCACGC